TTACGCCAGTTTTAAGCCAGCCTGATTTCCTCCTTGTGTCGTATTTGTGTCGCTAGCGCCAAAAATGGCGTCAATTTTCCGTGCGTGTTCGGTCAGGTGGTTCGGCGCCAGGTGAGCATAACGACGCACCATCTCGATGCTCTCCCATCCTCCCATTTCCTGCAGTACAGAAAGCGGGACTCCGGACTGAATTAGCCAGCTCGCCCAGGTGTGCCGGAGGTCGTGAAAACGGAAATCCTCGATCCCCGCTTTTTTCAACCCGGCGCGCCAGGCGTTATTGTCATCCACCCGCATTTTTCTAACCGCGGGCGTCAGTGTTCCATCAGGGCGATGCTTTGCCGTCGTGTGAACAAACACCCATCGGGAATGCTTCCCTATCTGATCCCTTAATACCCTGCATGCGGTATCATTCAGAGCTACGCCAATCGCCTTGCCCGCTTTTGCGTTCTCCGGATTTACCCATGCAACCTTTCTCTGCATATCGACCTGCTGCCACTCAAGCCCGATGATGTTTGAGCGGCGCAGGCCGGTTGCCAGTGCAAATATCACCACTGGCTTAATGCTCTCCGGCATGCACTCGATCAACCGCTCAGCTTCTTCTCTGGTCAGCCACCGTATCCGCTTACTGATCGGCTTGCGGGTTTTGATAACAGGAGCTGTTTTTATCCAGCCCCAGTCATTCGCCGCGGCCCTGAGAAGGGAACGAATGAAGGAAAGGTGTTGCGCCTTCGTAGCCTGCGAAACCTGCCGTGGTTTGTATTCCGGAACAGGCTTATCCTTCCTCACCGCGGCATCACGTTTACTCTCCCACACCTGCAGGTGCTTACGGTTGATCATCCCGTTAACGGCTTCGTGAACTTCCTCCGCCGTTATCTTCGAGACATCACGGCCGGAAAAATGCTGCAGCCAAAACTCAATTTTGGTTTTGTCATCATCCAGCGATCGCTTATGGTCCTTTTCCCGCAGCCACCGGATGCAGCACTCTTCGAAGGTTCTGACGGGCAGGTCGCCGATCTGGTCAACCCGCCACGCTTCCGCCTTCAGCTTGTCGTGGAGCTCCTGAGCCTGCTTTTTGTCCCCCGTGCCAAGAGATCGCCTAACTCTTTTTCCTGACGGCGTAAAGAAATGACAGTGCCACACGCCGCCCCTGAGGGTGATTGACATAAAACTTCTCCTTTATGTTCACCCGCGTTCGCGATGACAGGATCGCGCGGGGTTTTCAAATATGCAATACACGCCGCCTCAGTAGTTCTGTACTTGTTGCCGACCTTGCGGCCGGCGAGCTCCCCAGACTCAATCAGGCGGTAGATCACCCGCGCAGACACGATGAGCAAATCGGCGGCCTGCTGTGCTGTTATCGGTTTGTCAGATGCCATATCACCTCCGATGCTTACCGCGTAATTCCTCTTCTTCCTGACAGTCAGCGCAGCGCTGACAGCCCGCCACCAGTTCCCGGCGCCGCTCGGGTATCTCTTCCCCGCAGTCGCGGCAGTGAGTAGCCGACACCGTCGCATGGTTGATGCGCATGTTCTGGATGGTCATTTCCAGCCGGCGCTCTGCCAGCTCGTTGGCCTGATCGATGATTTCTGAGCTCATAACTTCACCCATCCTTTACCTTTCACATGGGCAATCACCCCCAATTTACGCAAGGCCTGTAATCGGCGGTCGAGGATGCGGAACGGCTCTTTTTTATCCCCTTCATCCCTCGCTATATCGACGCACTCAGCCCCTACGTCACCAGAGAACAGGCGGCTGAATGGAGAGGGTGTCTCGCTAAGCTTGCTCATTATCGCGATATCAAGATTTACGTATTTGCTCATGCTGCACCGCCTTGCCAGTCGACCAAAAATGAACAGTCTTTTTTATGCTCGTTACAAGACCAGATCACTTCGTCGTCACCACGGAAAACATTTACTTCCACCGTGGTTTTAAACTTCGCAACTGCACCGCACTTGCATTTGGCAGAGGTATTTTTGCTTTTGGCGGCAACACTGCCGACTCTTGGGTATTTGCTCATGCTGCACCTGCCTTGTCTTCATCCATTTTCCAGGCCGTGGCGAGAGCGCCAGCCACCTGGTGGAAGCTATGTTTTACTGCCACCTTCCCATGGCCGCCGGTTGGCGAAACCAGTTCGATTGTGGTCAGCTCTCCGCCGCTTTCAGCGTCCGGGTAAAACTGGGCTACGTCGTTGGTTTCGACGATTACAGACCCGGATGGGGTATACATTTTCAGCTTCATGATTCCACTCCGTAGCGGCCGCTCAGCCGCCCAATAACACTGACAAATTTCACCAGGCTGACACCCATCGGCTTTACCTTCTCGTAGTGCTTGCGAAGGATGGGGGGGCATACAGCGTTCCACTTCGGTTTAGGCTTTACGCTCATCGCTTTGGTTATCTCTTCTGCGCAGCGACGAGCCTGGGCGCGGAGAGCGTTTTCTTTTTCTTCTGGCGTCATGCGACCCCCATATAAGCTCGAATGAAAGCCGCAGCTGCCTGTGCGTTTATGGCGTTGCCGTAACCCTTCAGGCGGCCGACGCGGTTGCTGCTTGCCACTCTTGCCACCCCGGGCTCGACTCGTCCCAGGCGTGCGGCAGCCTCATCAACCAGCGGGAATGTGCCGGGTTCAACTGGACGCCATTTGCCATCTCGACAAAAGAGCCAGTCCGCATCTCGCCAAAAACCGTTAACCTCAAGGGCCCGCAGGTGAACGCCTGGCGCGGCAGCTGGTCCAGTCGTTCCTTCCCGTCCCGCTGCGCCGTCATTCCCGCTGAGTCCTTCCAGTCGCGTGACGTTGGAGTTACCCAACCCGTCAGTAGAACGGTTCCCGGTAATTTCAGGCAGACTTTGGGAGTACCGTCCGGGTTCTTTCCGCTGTAGCAATGGGTCGACCCCGTCGCGTCGTTCGCGAGCGGAGTTTGCCAGCCAGATAATTTCACCGCTCCGGACAGGTTCTGCAGTCCGCGCTTCGTTTCTGGCTGTGGATTCGTATTGCAGGTTGGCGTCGGCCACCCAGTAGGCCCGCTCTCGCTCGTTCGGCGCCCCGACACCCGCAGCCGGGAACGGCGTAAGCCCGAAGGCGTAGCCCATTCTTTCCACGTCATTTTGTACAAGGTCGAACCATGGATCCGCACGACCACCTGCAACTTGCTCGCCAGCGATGCGCTGAGGTCGGCACTGCTTGATAAGCCAGCCAAAGGCTGGCCACAAATGTCTGTCGTCACCAAACCCAGCGCCTTTGCCAGTCGAGGAGAAAGGCTGGCATGGGCAACTTCCTGTCCAAATCGGTCTGTTATCCGGCCATCCGGCCAGACGCAGAGCATATGACCATCCACCAATCCCGGCGAAAAAGTGGCACTGGGTAAATCCTCTGAGGTCGTCAGGTGTGACATCTTCAATACTCCGTTCGTCAACTTCGCCCGGGGCGATATGCCCGGCGGCTATGAGGTTACGCAGCCACTGCGCCGCGAATGGGTCAATCTCGTTGTAGTAAGCTGCCGCGCTCATGCTGCCTCCGTCTTAACAACGTCGATGGCGCATCCGGGGATCAGCTCAACGGAAGCGGTGGTGCACTGGTTGCCCCAGTGGCTCCAGCCTGGCGCACCGCTGCGGCTGAAAAGCTCAATCCGAGGCACGTCGCCGTAGAGCAGCTCCAGACGGTGGCGAACTTCCCACGGTTTCTCGCTGTGCGCGCCGAGTGGGCTGTAGACCACCTGCTTAATGCCGGCGTGCTTGCGTTCCAGACCGGCGCCGCGGGTGGCGATCAGCACGTCTTCGGTATTGGCGCGGGTATGGTTGCCACCGTTCATGCGCGTCTCGGCATTCAGCAGGTCGAGGAAGTCGTAAAAGTCTGCAACCTCTCCCTCTGCCAGAGCCTTGGTAATGCGCAGCTCGGCCAGCTGGTTGAACTTCACCCAGGTGAAACCCTTCATTGTGCGCACCGTAAAGCCCCAGGCCTCGGCCAGCTCGATCGCCTCCTGGTTGTGGGTGCCGGTGTACCACATCGCCAGCACAGCGTTATCCGCGGCGAGCTCCCATACCGGGAGCCGCTTCATATCGAGCAAGCTCATGGTGGGGTAGTGATCGACGGCGGCGCCGTTGCTGATCGTGTTCCCGTAAGACCAGGCCGGGTCAGCATAGATAAGTGAGTAGCGGTTCATTGCGCACCTCTTTTCGTGTCCAGCTCTTCAGCCAGCCGCTGAGCCTTTAACGGGTTTCTTACCACTTCACCAGATGGCATTAGCCAGCCACGATGAAGGACGGAGTACATGCACTTCACTTTCCCTACGGTTATGGCGTCGCGGTAATGTTTCATTTCCACTGCTCCCCGAAGGTGAAACCGATCTCCGACAGCGATTCATCCATCTTGCTGATGAACTCCGGCACCATTTCGTTGAAGTCGGACATGTATTTGTCGTCGCGCTCAACAACCACGTGGTGAATGCCTTCTCGCTTCATGCGAGGGTCATAATTTGCGAAATACCAGGCATCCTTCCCGGTTACCCACATGCTGAATTGCACCTGGGCCATGTAGGCGGATTTGATAGCCTCGAAGCCGCCAAGCCGGAATTTCATGAAGTCGCGAGAGGTGAAAGGACACTTCAGCTCAAGGCCGCGGCCATCACTGCACAGGCCATCAGGTGAGCAGGCGGTGCGCATGCCTTCGTCACGAAAGAGGATTGGCGACTCGGTTACCTGCACGTCGGTGGTGAACTCAAACAAGGTGCGAGCGTCTGCCTCGTACTGTTTTCCCCATGCCAGCGCCTTGGCGTTAACTTCCGGCGCCGCGCCGGTGCATACCTCTGCGAGCAGCGTGTGGAAATAAGACATTTTCATGTCAGTCCACTTGGTGCCTGATCTCGGCTTCGAAATGACGTTATGGACTTCCGAGGCGGTGATCACGCCCAGGCGTAAGCGGTGCCAGGATTCATCACCCTGTTCAACGCCGGTAACGTCAATGCCAGTGCGTGCAAGGATAATTTCTGGTGTCATGCTGCCACCTGCGCTTTTTTCTGGAGGAAGCTAAAGCCTTTCTGCGCTTCTTCTTCGGTGAGCTGTGATGCCTGGAAAATGTCACGCTTGAAGATGTTGCTGCACAGAGGCAGGAAGTCCTGCTCCCAGTCCTTATTCAGGGACGTCAGGAGGTCGGTAATTGCCTGCAGCGTTTCCTCACTGGCCACCAGGGGGAGCGCCTCTGTCGTGGTTCGCGGCGTTACGTCACGCGCATCCACTTCCAGCGTTTTACCTTCCATCTCTTCGGCAGTGGGCTGCTGGCCAATTTCAGGCCATGCCTTACGCAGAGCCTGAGCCTCAGCACACTTCGCCAGCTGGCCATAAGGTCGCTTTTTCCACATAGCATTTGGCGCGGTAGTGTCGCGGCCGGCGGTGGCGTAGTTCTCAACCCAGTATTCTTTCGCACTGAATTCGACGATTTCCCCGCTCGGCATGCGCTTGCTCACCGTGTACTTGCACCATTGAGGTACGGTCACCTCAATACCGGTAAGCGTCAGAGTGACGTCCGGGCCGAACTCTGGTTCTTTTGCGCCAGCGTAAGAACCGGAGCGATCGGCCTGAATCCGATAAAGCCCGATGCCAGGCATAACAACATCGCGCCACTCGCTTTTACCCGACTTCGAGTCCTTAACGCTCATTGGCACCAGATGAACGGGCTTCAGAAGCGGATCGAGGTTTCTGGCCCGGCAGTAATCCAGCGCCATCATCACCGACTCATCCTTGGCGCCAGGGTAAATACTGTTTTTGAGGGCGCTCCAGGTAGCGCCGTCAATGCCTCGCTCAGCAAGAGAGCTGGCTGTAATCACAAGTTCGTTAGCCATTGCTATTCCCCTCAAAGTTAAAACGGGCAGCCGGTGCGGTGATCCCAGTCGTATTCCGCCTGGGCGTAAGCTACTGCCGAAATGAGATTGTTATATGCCTCGCCAGCTGCATCGCTGCGGAGGCCTTCGTATGGGCTTTTGTCCATCGGTACAGATAAGCGGAACAGGCCTGACGGCTCTTTCGGCAGGGCGTCGATAATTTCCTGCGCCCGACCATCAATCCACTTTTGCTTCTCTTCGGTGAGCGACTGTTCAGCCCACTTGCGCTCTTCGATTACGTCATATGCGCGGTATGCGTTCATAAGCACCTCAGTAACTGATACCGGTATGAGGAATGCGGCCGTCTTTAACCGCGGTGAGCACCTCGATAGCCTGATCCCGGGTAAGGCTGGTATTGGCCACCAAGGCCTTAACAACCTCTGCGCCTACGGCCTTACGGTGCTTAACGTCGGCTTCGCGGCGCGCCTGCTCATCTGCTTTGCGCTTCTCCTCAGCCAGACGGGCTTGTTCGCGTTGCTCTGCCTCGCGGCGGATGCGATCGGCTTCTTCCTGTGCTTTGCGGCGTTCCGCTTCGATAGCGGCCTGCTTGTCAGCCTCAGCTTTCTGCTCGGCTGCAATTCGATCTCGCTCTGCCTGCTCGGCTTGTGCTTTCAACGCAGCTTCCCGGAGCGCCGCTTCTTCACGTTCACGCTGTGCGCGCTGCTCAACTTCTCGGGCTGCTGCGGCGGCTGCCATTCGCTTAATTTCTTCTTCATGGGCAATGCGCTGGCGCTCAGCCTCAGCTGCTTTATCTGCCTGCTCTCGGTCAAAAGCGTCATTCATCAGCAGAGCCATTTCGTGGTCAGATTCAATCCGAGCTGCCAGCAGCCGATCGAACTCTTCATTCATCGCCAGTGCTTCGGCATGCAGTGCGTTCATGGCTTCTTCGGCCTTAATGCGTTCCTGCTCGGCTTCCCATTCAGTCAGCGGGCGACGCACTTCATCTTTCAGCGCATCGAGGCGCTCACGGACAACGCGGCGGCTTTCGTCAATCTGCTTTGGCAGAGCCTTCAGCTCAGCGACCAGGTCTTTACCTGCGTTGTCGATGTAAGTTTTAGAGCGCGCGACCTTGTGAGCCATGGATGCGATAGCGTCGCGGCCTTTTTTGGTGGTAACGTCCGGCACCAGGCTGCGAGCCTCTTTTTCGATCGCTTCAATAAGCGGGTCGAGCTGGTCGTTATTGGTGAAAACCGCCATCGCGTTCTTTTTCTCGATGACGACTAAATCCATTATTTCGCTCATGGCTTCCCCTGAAATTTGGTTGTAAGAATCCCGGCACCGTAATGGCTGCCTGATAGCTCAGTTAAATTCGTGCGCTGATATGCGCGGTTAATGCGTCCCGGCTGGTACCAAGTTCGGCAGCAAGTCGCGTGCCTCAAATGCTTTGCGAATGTGACGCAGGTTGCCCTGCGGCTCGAACCAGAAGGTTTCTTTCAGGTAGTCACGTGAAACCTTCCAGGTGGCGCCAGTTTTAGCGTTACGCATCATCACGGCGCGCCCGCTGTTAGGAATTGAGTTAGCCATTGAACACCCCCGCAGCGTGCAGAATTTTGATAGTCACAGCCGACCAGATAACGCCGCAGATCAGCAGGCAGTAAATCAGTGAACGAATGCCTTGTTTGCTCATACCGCACCCCAGCACTGAACGCTTACGAATGCGACCAAAGCTAACAACAGTGCCACCTTCACCTTGAATCTGTTCCACGCAGGAACCTCATGTTCGCGGATCATCTCTTCACCTTTGCCTTATCGCGGCTAACGGAGCGTTGTTACCTATTACCGGCGCCAACGTTGTTGTTTGGATGGCTTAACTATGCGATAGAGAATAATACAAGTCAATAGAGAATTGGTTAAATAATTCCTTTGCGCCTTCTCGAGCGGATTCTTAAAGGAATTTTTTTTGCTGGAATAGGAGACCACAGGATGTATACTGGATAAATATACAGTTACTGGCGGTGAGAATCGAATGTCAGGAGGTGGCTTTATGGGTGTGCTGTACGTGAGGATGGGGCCTGGGAGTTATGTCAGTACCCAGGCAGCAGATAGAGAGATTGTTTACTTATTTAATTCCGGTATGAAGACTTGGACGATAGGTCCAACGACAGAAGAGAGATCAGATACTGGCGCTAAAGGGACCCTCACGTCATCCACTGAAAGATACCCATTACCATCGCCACCGATATGATATTTGAAAACAGACAATGTCTCTTTGAGTCTGACGAGAACCAGGTCATCAGAGGTTGCAATAGCCTCTGGATCGACAATTACAATGGCGCCGGCGGGAGCTTGAGCGATGCCAGTCCGGCCCTTGATTATGTAAGCGCGGAAATGTTCAGGAAGTTCGCTAAACCAGGATACATAATCGCCAGTAAAGCCATCAAAATCATAAACCTTAACGTTTTTAGAGACGTCGATAGCCTGCAGAGGTTGGTTAGAATCTCCGTATATTGATCCAGTGCCATTAATGAGCCAGTCGGCGCTCACGCCAAGAGCTGCCGCTATCTTACCCGCGTGGCGCGAAGTCTCGCTATCTCCGCGCAGGATTTTTGAGATAGAGGATTGCGGCACTCCAGCCTGTTTCCCCAGCTCGGTCTGGTTGGTTTTACCCGTAGACCTCATGGCATAAGCCAGTCTTTCTTTTAACGTTTTCATAGCACGAAAAATATTCCCTAACGAATTTTATGTCAAAGTCTCAAATGACTTGATCATTTAAATTCCCTAACGCATAATCACCTTAAAATTATGCAAAGGGGAATTTTCATGAGCGACACAGTCAACGAGGCAATCAAGCGCGCCATCTGCATAGCTGGTTCTCAAACTGAGCTGGCAAGAAAGACAGGGGTTAACCAATCCACTGTCAGTAAATGGCTTAACGGCGCTGAGATCGGCTCCCGGTTTATCAAGTCCATTGTCATTGCCACTGATGGTCAGGTGAGCGCCTCTGAAATCCTTAATTCAATTTCACATAGATAACACCAGAGGAAGTATTGCAGATGGAGAATTCAACAGCACGAAACAAACACCAGGCCAGGAATATTGAGTCATGGCTGCATAACCAAATCGCAATGAAGGGGACGACCAATGTGGCAAATGCCATGGGTCTTACAAAGTCGAGCATCAGTAAATGGAAGGAAACCTGGATTCCGAAAATAGCAATGTTACTGGCGGTCTTGGAGTGGGGAGTGGTCGATGACGACATGTCTCGACTGGCGAAAGAAGTAGCAAGCCTGCTTAGAAAAGAGATGGCCCCAAAGTGCTCGCAACACTTTGAGGCCTGATGCGAATTAACTGGATCAATTCACAGGAGTAATTATGAGTTCACTTTACCAGCATTACAACCAAAAAGATAAAAACGGAACCGGCATTAAGGTGAACCGGACGTTTATCGTTCCCCTCAAAGAGCTGTACGTCGAGCCCGGCCTGAATATCCGCGAAATCGACCAAGATCACGTCGCTGAATTCCGCGATGCGTTTATCGCCGGCGAGTCGGTGCCGCCGCTGGACGTCCAGGTTACCGAGAAGGGCGTCAAGGTAATCGACGGTCACCACCGCTATTACGGCGCCATTGAAGCGACGAAAGCAGGCGCTGACATCATCCGCCTTGAGTGTAAAGACTTCGTCGGGAACGAAGCTGACCGGATCGCCTTCATGGTTACCCGGAACCAGGGCAAGCCTCTCACAGCTCTGGAACGCGCAGCTGCATATCAGCGTTTGAGAAATCAGGGGTGGGAACCGGACGAGATCGCGAAGAAGGTTAAGCGTTCTCTATCCGACGTCGACTATCACCTGCATTTGCTGACCTGCGGAGAAGAGCTGATCAGCATGGTTCGTGCCGGCGAAGTATCCCCGACAACCGCGGTTGCACTATCCCGCGAGCACGGCCCCCAGGCGGCCTCTGTAGCTGTTCGCCAGATGGATAAGGCCAGAGCATCGGGTAAATCGAAATTAACCCGCAGCGCGGCGCTGCCGCAGTTTAGCGCAGCAAAGGCGCGCCAGTTTCTCCAGATAGTCGCTGATCAGGCTGACATTGAACTGCCAGCTGATGCGCGCGCCATCCTGGACAACTATCGCGAATTCCTGAAAGAGGCCGGCTGGGAGAGTGAAGCATGAACACCGCAGAAATACTCAAGTTTCCCGGCGCCGCGCCGGGGCAATTCAGGAGCAACCGGATGGAAAACCAGAAATCTGGCTACATCCCGTTGTACCGGAGCGTTCTCAAGCAGTCCTGGGCAAAAGATGTTTACCTCAGAACCCTGTGGGAAAACCTGCTGCTTAATGCTGCTCGTCAGCCATTCAGAGCGACTTTCAAAGGTCATGAGTGGTCACTGCTGCCCGGTCAACTGGTGGTCACAGCGGCCGATTTAGGGCTGCAGCTTTGCGACCGGAAAGGGAATCCTACTAGTCGCGATTCAGTGGAGAGAATGCTGGCTGTTTTTGTACGCGAAGGGATGATTTCTATCGAAGGTGAGAAGCAAAAAGGGAGAGTGATCACTATCACAAATTTTGCAGAATATGCTCAAAAAACAGACAATTTACCCGCACATGAAGCCGCACATGAAGCCGCGCATGAAGCCGCGCATACTTGCGCACATGACGAACCCAGCAATGGCGCGGGTTTGAAGGTGGTACCCGCACATAATGGCGCACATGAAGCCGCACAAACAACCGCACAACATGAACAAGAAGGTAATAACAAGAATAAAAACATTAAAAGATCTTCGTCCGAGAATTCTGGCGAATCCTCTGACGTCCGCCTGAAGAAATTTTTGTCTGCTCATCCTGATGCCGCGGTTTACACACCCAGCGGCAGCAAGTGGGGAACCGCAGAAGACGTTCGCGTTGCCGAGTGGATTTTCTCCAGGGTCAGGATGATCAACCCAACCTGCAAAGCTCCTGACATGACCGCCTGGTCAAACACGGTTCGACTGATGCGTCAGATCGACAACCGCAGCCACCAGGATATCTGCGCCATGTACGACTGGGCCAGCAAAGACTCGTTCTGGCATCGCAACATCCTGAGCCCTGATGCGCTGCGCAAGCAGTGGGACAAGCTGACCATGCAGCGCAGCGCGCCAGGGATTCAGGTTGCCGGGAAGCCAAAAGTCGACCTGAACAACACTGACTGGATTTACGGGGTGCTCGAATGAAATCAATCGCTGAAAGCATGCACAACTTCGATCGGGAAAATTTCCAGCGCGTGGCTGCCGGGCTTCCTGAAATGCAGGACGAGCAGGCAGTAAAGCGCCTGGCGGCCAAGACTGCGGAGATCTTCAACGAACTGTTCCGCCAGTTGCTCGCTGTGTTCCCGGCGCTGGCCAGCAAAACACCCGAGGAGATGAACGAGATGCGCCGGCAGTGGCTTCTGGCGTTCAAGGAAAACGGGATTGTCTCCATGGAGCAAATCAACGCTGGCATGCGCGTTGCCCGCAAACAGGATCGTCCATTCATGCCATCGCCGGGTCAGTTTGTCGCCTGGTGCAAATCGGAATCAGCCGTATCCGCCGGACTGCCGGATGCAGTGGAGCTGGTCGATATGGTTTACCAGTACTGCCGGACCCGCGGGCAATACCCGGATGCTGAGTCCTATCCGTGGCCAGAGCACAACGTCACGCCGGTAACGCTGAAGCACAAGGCCTGCTACTGGATGGTTACTGGACTGTACGCAGACATGCGCGCAAACGGCCTCAGCGACGCTGAGCTGCGCCGCAAGGCTCAGGATGAGCTGATGCGTATGGTGCGTCGTTTAAACGCAGGAGAAGCGATTCCAGAGCCGGTTAAGCAGATTCCAAAACTTGGTGGTCGGCCATTAAGTCAGGAGCAGGGGTTAAACAAAATCGCAGAAATTCGGGCGAAATTTGGACTGGGGAGAGGGCGGTCATGAAAAAGAACTCTGGCAAACAAGCCGTTATTAACTTCATCGGCCAGCATCCTGGCTGCAGCTTTCAGGATATCCGCCGCGGTACCGGCCTTGACTCTTCAGTGGTCAATTCCTCCCTGTGGCAGATGCACCGTGACGGCCAGGTACAGCGTGCGGGTGAGTGCAGGAGCTACCGCTACACCCTGATCGACACGACAGCCGTAACCGAAAGCGATCCGTCTGTTCAGTATCGCCAGCGTCCTGGCGGCGTAAACCCAATGACCACCCTTTTTAACCAGTGCCTGGCGGGAGTAAGAAAATGAACATCGAAACAGTAAACGAGCTCATCGCCTCCCTGGAGAGCGCAGGCGAGCTGTCGATCAGAGAGCAGAAGTTCCTGAAGCTGGCGAAAGCGTTTAAGCAGCTGGCTGCGGAGAATGTGGCGCTGAAGGAAGCATTCAACAAACCAGATGCATGGTTGTCCTTCCATTCGATTCCGCCGACATATCAAGAGCCAGATCGCGGTGGTGAGTATCTTGCAGTGCATGAGCAGCCGGGGGAGAAAAACGATGACGGCAGTGATTCGTGGCCTGTTTACGCCAAGCCTGAAATCGAAACCCCCGCCACCGATCGCATCGTAGCCGGGATTAAGGCTGATGCGATTACCGCTTCTTTGGATGCCTGCTCTGACTACCTTGAAACTGACTGTGTTATGGACAGGCTTGATATCAGCTACGAAGAAGCCGAGACGCGAACCTCAGGGGCAATCGAGTTTCATGATGCGATGGTCGATTTTGCAAACCAGGTGCGCGAGGGGGCCAAATGATCCCCGACATTACTTCATTAATCACTGCTGGCGCGCTGTTTGTCTCCAATCATTCTGGCGGCAAAGACAGCCAGGCGATGCTCATCAATCTGCTTGAGGTCATCCCGCCGAAGCAGCTCGTTGTCGTGCATGCGTCCCTTGGCGCGATGGAATGGCCCGGAGCGCTGGAGCTGGCTCAGAAACAGGCAGAGGCAGCAGGCATACCGTTCATCGTCGCCCGTGCACACAAGACCCTGCTGGAGATGGTAGAGCGTCGATTCCTGAACCGCCCGGAGGTTCCGAGTTGGCCTTCTGCAAGTACCCGGCAGTGCACCAGTGACCTGAAGCGCGGACCTATCCAGCGCGAGGTTAGAGCCTATGCGAAGGCCAACGGGTTCAAGGTCATCGTTAACTGCTTGGGCCTGCGGGCTCAGGAGTCGCCAGGTCGCGCAAAGCGGCAGGCGTTCCGGAAGAACGAGACAGACTCCAATTCCGTTCTGACCTGGTACGAGTGGCTACCGGTTCACGATCTGCAGGCCGACGCGGTTTTCGCAATCATCAGCGGGGCAGGACAAGAGCCACACTACGCCTACGCACTGGGTAACGAGCGCCTGAGCTGCGTGTTCTGCATCATGGCAAGCCGCAACGATCTGAAGAACGGCGCAACGCATCACCCTGACCTGCTGGAGCAGTATGCGGCACTGGAGGCCCGTACTGGCTACACCATGCACATGAATCGGATCCCGATTAAGGAGCTTGCAGCATGACTGATATCACCGAACTGGCGCAGAGCCTGAAAGCGGCAGCAGAGAAAGCGACTCCGGGTGAGTGGGTTTATTTTCCGAAAAATACCAGCATTGAGTATGACGTAGGCAGTGATGAATCTCAGGGCTCAATCCTCTATGTCGATAGTGGTGATTTCACCCAAGCTCAGACAGACAGGAATGGAGAGTTCATCGCCCTGGCTAACCCAGCCAACGTTCTCGCGCTGCTAGAGGCGCTGGAGAAGGCGCAGCAGCACATTGCCGTACTGGATGCAGAGCTTGAGCGGGAGAGGGAGAAATCACGGCGCGTGATGTCTCGCATCGTCGAGCTGGAGTCCCGCACCGTGAAGCTGCCGGATGGATGGCAATTCGAAGAATGTGAGATAGAGGGTTGTGAAAACGGCGCGATATTCAGTGTCGGCACTGGCAGTAGAAATATTCACCTTTGCGATAAATGCGCGCATGAGCCTCAGAATTCTCGCTTGAAGAAGTCTCCGTTATCTAAGCGGCTGCCCTTCAAAATGTCAGCTGGCATCAAGGTGGAGGCTGAGTAGATGAAACCTGCAAATTTTGCCCCTGTGTACTGCGCACTTTATCCGGCACTGGCGGAGATAGCCCGCAAGCACGGTTACGCAATGGCTATTCACGGAACGATGGCGCGTGACTTTGACCTTATTTGTATTCCGTGGGTCGAGACTCCATCAAAACCTGAAGAAGTCGTGGCAGAAATCACCGCGACATATGCGACTACCGATATCACTAACCCTGGCTACAAGCCTCACGGTCGCCTGGCCTATTCCGTCTGCTTTGGGTTTGGTGAGTTCTTCGCTGACCTCTCGTTTATGCCTGTTATCGAAGGAGCCAACCAATGACCAAATCAACCATAACCAGAGAACGCCTGGCAAAAATTCAATCATGGCGTGAAACCTACGGCGCCGGAAGTAACGTAATGCTGCCAGCTGAAGAAGCGGAAGAGCTGGCCCGCATGGCGCTGGCCGCAATGGACAGCGAGCCGGTGGCCGAAGTTTTATCTAACCGCCCAGGCAATGACACGTCGACAATTGACAGGGCGCTTCCTGTTGGCACCCAGCTCTATCGCCACGCGCAGCAGCCGGTAGTGCCGGAGGAAGCCACTTCGGACAGTATCGAGATTCTTGCCAGCGCCAGGCGTCGTGACCACGCTGTATTCCAGTGGGGTGAAGACCAACGAAATGCGGCCGCTGATTCCTGGAACGCCTGCCGCGCCACCATGCTCCAGGCTTTTCCTGTTTGCACATGCCCCAGCGGCGATGGTTCGCTGCGCTGGCCTTGTCCGGTGCATCCTGGCAACTCTCCGGTAATTCCGGATGGTTACGTGATGGTGCCGAAGGAGCCAACGCAAGCCATGTGCGCTGCATTTAACGATAGCGACTACGGACGCAAGTCTTTGCGCGAGCGTTATGTCGCCATGCTCGCAGCCGCCCCGCAGGAGCCAAAATCATGACAGAGGGAATGCGACAGCACCGCGCTTTCGTGCTGATACGTTTGCTGGCAAGAGCTAAGCGCAGAACGGCGCAGGAGGTGAAAGGTGAGTGACGTCAAAAGCAAAATCATGCAGGTGTTGATCGAGGGAGCAGCGCAGCAGGATGCGACGCTGGGGAGTGGATACCCGTTCCGACTCGCTACGTGGAATATCCGCTGCGCAATGGAGCGTAAATTCCCCGGAGTGGAATGGAGAAGCTCAGACCTGCGCAAAGAGCTCATCGAACTGGCGAAAGATGGGCTGGTATCAAAATGCCCCAACGAGAGCCGAATTGGTCAGGCCGTATGGAGACTGAAAAATTGTAAGTCCAGATAAATCAAAAAGACAAGTTCCATCATTTAGGAACACCGTTGTATTCGTTTTAACATACAAGGATTATAGTGATTATGTTGTTTCACTTAGGGTTGAATGAACATGACAGAAAAAAACAAACACGGGCTGTCCAGAACAATACCAGGGCCTGTGAAGCGAATAATAAGGCAGCGCTGCGGGTTTGGGTGTGTGATTTGTGGTCTTGGGTTTTATGATTATGAGCACTTTGATCCTGATTTTGCTGATGCTACCGAGCATAACCCTGAGGGAATGACCCTCTTGTGCTCTCAATGTAATCAAAGTAGAGGGAGAGGGCGATTATCAAGGGATACAGTGGCCAAAGCGAATAAAAACCCTAAGTGTCTTAGGGAGGGTTACGCAAACGAAATGTTTGACTTTCATAGTGAACCCATTGAAATAAAATTTGCAGGTGTTTCATTCTATGATTGCAACCACTTAATTGTTGTTAACGATAAACCGATTCTTTCGGTTTCACCTCCGAAAGATGAACTTTCTCCAGTGCTTCTTTCTGGCATATTTTGTGGTCCAGACGGTAGTGACTCATTGATAATCAATGAGAATGAATGGTTGGTTAAATCAGATAATTGGGATGTTGAATGTGAAGGCCCGAATATAACAATTCGCAGTAAACATAGAAAAATCGACCTTGTGATTAAGTTAGACCCTCCGCGAGGAATCATCATTGAGCGCATCGATATGTTGTTTGATGGGGTAATGTTCAGAGGAAATGAACAAGTCCTTGAAATATGCATGGACGGCACTCATTGGCAGAAATGGTTCGGTTGTAGTATGAGTCATTGCCATATAGGTATTTGTATCGATACCCGTCCAAAAGCCGCTAATGATCCTGTCTGGGATGTTGCATAACTACAGAATAATGCAAAGCCGCACACCTAAACCGGTAGCGATATATAATCCCCTCCACACCAGAGGGGATTTTCTTATGTCGAAGTGGAACATTGCAGCCAAATCGAAAGACGAGCAGGACAAGGTCAATGTTGACCTCGCAGCTTCCGGCGTCGCCTACAAAGAGCGGCTGAACATGCCGGTTGTCGCCGAAGTGGTAGCCAGAGAGCAGCCAGAACACCTACGGGACTACTTCATGGAACGCGTCCGCTACTACCGCGAGCAGAGTATCCAACTCCCCAAGGCATCCGATCCGCGCTATCTGGAAATGGCAGAGCAGAACGCCAAAAAATAGCGATTTTCTCGTATATGCTCATTTTGCATTTATCCCCGTGACGGGCGATAATTACCTCGTCAGCCTGAGCAACTGACGACTTACTTCCGGCGCCAAGTGGGGACACATGGCGCACAAAACCTTACAGCAATCCCTATCACCGATGGCGAAAGCCACCGGCGATTTTCTGCATTCAGCGTTTAACCTCTCCGGAGGTGAAGCGTGAAGCAACAATTCTGCCTTATCAACGACAACGTTAAGCGTAACGTCGTCAACTTCATCCAGTCTCTGCCCGTCGACCACCGATCGCCGCTGATTATCGAGGCGCGCGAAGAAAGCCGTACCGATAAACAGAATCGTCTCATGTGGCCACTTTTGAAAGACCTGAGCGATCAGGTGATCTGGTACGGTGAAAAGCTGGAGCCAGCGGAGTGGAAAGACCTCATCACCGTACTGGTCAGCCAGATGCAAAACCCGGAGCGTGAGCAGAAATCCGCCCCGGGCATCAATGGCGGCCGCGTCTACTTCGGCGTTCGCACTTCTCAATCCAGCAAGCGCTACATGGTGGAGGTTATCGAGGCGATCTACTGGTTCGGCACCGAGCACAATGTGAAGTTCAGCGAGAAGTCCAGCAGTCGAATTGCATGGGCCCAGGAATGGAGGGCTTCGCATGCACAGTCTGCTCGCTAAGGTCATGGATCGCGGCATCTTCCGCGTGCCGGCGCGCCGCAAGCGCAAGGTCGAAGTTAAACCATCAGATATCCCCACCTTTCACTATACGGCTCACCTGGCAGATGTCCGCTGGCTGCGTCGTGCTGCCAGAAGGAAAATTGCATGAGCCTCTACCGAAGCATTAATGGTGCTATCTGGCGCAACATCTGGGTTGTTGGCGATCTGCATGGTTGCCATACGCTGCTAATGAACGAGCTGGAAAGGGTCCGTTTCGACCCGTTGTGTGACCTACTGATCTCGGTAGGTGACCTTATCGATCGTGGTGCGGAAAACGTCGAATGCCTTGAGCTAATCGCAATGCCCTGGTTTATGGCTGTAAGAGGGAACCATGAGCAGATGATGCTCGACGGACTATCCTCTTCCGGGAACGTGAATCACTGGCTCGCTAACGGTGGCGGATGGTTCTTTAACCTTGACTACGACAAAGAACGCCTGGCTATCGCGTTGGCGCATTTGGTTGCTGGTTTGCCACTCATCATCGAGGTAATGACCGAGGGTAAGAGGGTGGTGGTCTGCCATGCTGACTACCCGCATAACGAATACTCATATGGCAAGCCCGTCGATGCAGAACAGGTCATCTGGAATCGTGAGCGAGTGAGCGCAGCTCAGGATGGGATAGTGAATGAAATATCCGGTGCAGACCTGTTTATTTTTGGGCACACCCCGACACATCAGCCAAGCCAGTACGCCAATCAGATGTATATCGATACCGGGGCTGTATTCTGCGGACGCCTGACCTTGGTGCAGATCCAGGGTGGTGATCATGCTTAAACGTACTCAGCGCCGGTGCAAAATCTGCCGGGCAAAATTCACCCCAGCATTCGAAAACCATCGTTGGTGCTGCCCTGAGCATGGCGCTGAATTTGCCATGCAGGAACTGGAGAAGAAGCGCGAAAAGCAGGCTCAGGCGAAAGCGAAGAAAGAACGCGCAGCCTGGCGCAAGCGCAAAGCAGCGGTGAAGCCTCTCCGACACTGGGAGGATATGACCCAGCGTGTCGTTAACGACTATATCCGCGAGCGTGACCACGATCTGCCGTGTATCAGCTGCGGCACGTTTGACACGGTTCAGTGGGAAGCCGGCCATTACCGCTCCCGCGGTAAAGCATCTCACCTGCGCTACAACGAGGACAACATTCACAAGCAGTGTCATCACTGCAACGTGCAAATGTCAGGTAACCAGCAGCAGTACCGCCTCGGTCTGGTAGAGAAAATCGGCGCTGAGCGCGTCGAGGACCTCGAAAACAACAACACCCCTCACCGGTACACCATCGAAGAACTGGAAGGCATCAGGCGCCATTACAGCGCGCTACGCCGTAGGCTCATAAAACAACGGGAGGCTGCATGAAGATCACCTATAGCGACGAAGGGGCTTATTCCCGCATCTGGCTGACTGGCCCGTTCTGGCAGTTGGCTATGACCAGACGCATTGCGGATGCTGGTCTGGACGCTTCCCCGGTCAATACCTGGGAGTCTCGCGGCATTACCTTCCAGATCACCCTGTACGGAAAGAGCGCGTATGTGCTCAGGGCGTATAAGGCGATGGCCAAGGCCATGGCGAGGACTACCAAATGAGCCGTGACGTTATCGAACGCATCCGCGACCGTTGGCAAAAGCTCCGCCTCCTGCGTAGCCGCGGCACCGTGCTGGTCGACTACAAAATATTACGCAATTTCGTCCGTATCTATAAGCGCCTGGGAGAAGCAGCATGACAGCTCAATACTTGGAATTTGTACGCCAGCAGCTGATAGTGGCCACCGCCGATCTGAGCGGCGCGACGAAAGGGCAACTGGTGGCATTTGCAGAGAACGCACAATTCACCGCTACGGCGCGCAGCCGGGGAAGGAAGAAAGTAGCCGACCCGGTAACCGGCCGCATGGTAAACCCATCCAGCCCGCCAATTCCCGGGCAGCAGTCCCGCGCGAAAGGTTCATCAATCGCTCTCGTTCTTCCCGTTGAGTATTCGACGGCCAGTTGGCGCCGGGCTCTGCTGTCGCTGGAAGAGCATCAGAAAGCGTGGCTGCTGTGGAACTACAGCGACAATATCCGCTTTGAGTATCAGGTAGCGATAACACAGTGGGCATGGGAAGAATTCCGTGATCAACTCGGCGCTAAGAAAGTGGCCGGCAAGACGATGGAGCGCCTGAAGAAGCTTATCTGGCTGGCGGCACAGGACGTGAAAGCAGAGCTGGCGGGTAAGTATGGATATCAGCATCAGGACCTTGCAGCCCTGTGTGGCGTTAAGCCTGATAACTGGTGCCATAACTACGCTGATTACTGGCGTGCTATGTGCGCCATTTTTAAGCGGCTTGATAGCGACTCTCTTCTCTGTGCTGTGAGAACACGATCACAACAAAAAGCGACTTTTTCGCAGCAGGGTCTTGCAAAAGTCAATTAAATACGTCATATTTGAGTCTAATTTGATATGCTGCCTTAACTTTAAGTGGCGGCATGAAGATGATAGTCACATACCAGTTTGTAAAATTAGCCTCGGCATTCCGCCGGGGCTTTTTTATGCCTGCGATCCGGTCAGGGCTCTTTGGTTGAGACGTGCTGCACGACGCGTCGACACCCGCCGCGCAAGAGCCCTGAACCAGATTGCTGGTTCAACTAATTTAAAAATAGGTTGGCAGCTATGGGCAGAAAAAAATGCAAAATGGAGAAATCCCGCGGTTCAACTGCCAATAGTCGGTCCGCCAAAATTGAGCATGAAAAAGTCATCTCGATGATGATTTACCAGGGGGCGTCATATCCTGTAGGTTTAAATCCTCAGGGGAGATGTCCAGTTTTAGCTCTTAAGGCGTGACTCTTCAACCCCAGAAAATCCCTGGCCAAGGACATTGCGTTAGATATTCGGTAGAAATCATCAACAAACTCCTCAGGTATGTTTGTTGGCATTAATGGTGTTCCATTAGCTATGGCGCGGTTGGTCTCACATCTGAAACCTATGGAATATAAGAAACGACTATTTTCTTGTTCAAATTTATTCACAAGAGAGTAGGCGTGGATGTATTCATTTGTATGTGCGTTATTATCTAAAACAAAAAAACGTGATGTTATTGCAGGTATTTTATTTAGATTTATATCCCGAGAATTGTCTGGCAAAAAGATTGTGCTGCTTTGGTTAGGTGAGCTTTCAATCCTTTTGCTGACATCATGAAGTGTACCGGAGGAATCAAGGTATATTGCATGATGTACAGCACATAGGTGGCTTCCTGGCCACAGTGAAAGGTCCCAGCCAAGAACCATGCGACCGCCAAATTCCTTGACCAATGACTCTACATTCCAGTAGCAGTTAGCGAATGGTAGTGGGTACTCTACAACTGGGACTGATATCGGATCGGCTCCTCGATTAATTTTCCTGGAAAATTCTTGTAGGTTTTTATCATCTAAATCAACTGATTCATATACGGGATACGCAGGATTCATCAAAACCCCCAAATTAAGGTGAGCATTTATAAACGCAATAAATCTCAACTTTTGTAACATACTGTAGGGGGATTAGGAAAGTGATGGATCGGTTAATAAGATTTGTTGATATAACTAAAAAGGATGGGGAGTTGGCTGAGTCGCTGGCTAGCTCCAGGCAGTCAGTAGCTAACCGATCGGGATGGGTGTGTAACTGTCGTCCCGCAGGTTCGAATCCTGCGCTATCCGCAATATATGGAGCACGGGCATTATCGCCTAAAATAAGTCCTCCCCCGGTGCCAGATTGATCGGCTGGCCGTTGCTCCACGAAACGGATCCCATAACAGGTAAGAGCATTGAGATTGATCGTCGTTCCTGGGCCCAAGGTCTGCTCGAAGTCAGTGCTCTTTCCGTTGTGGTGAATGCGCAGGCTGATGCGTAAACATTGGCGAGTTGTGATCGCGCTCCGAGGCGGTGATGAAGCCGGAAGCCTATCCAGCAGAAATGCTGTCAAAATATCGGAAACTCACTGAGCCGGGTTCAGCGCCGGCCACCACAACCCAATCCCTCTACCTTGGGGCCATTACGGCTACCGCGCCGTCGCTTTTACCCTTGGTATTTCTTCCCGCCTTGAGCGGGTTTTTTATTTTCAGGGTCGCGGGAATCACCCTCGACGCTTTGTTGGTAAATCAGCCCGACGGCCCTGAACCTTTTACTGACTACAGATAGCACCCCGAACATTATCGGAGGTGAGAGATGCAACGTATGAACCCAACCGATGGTCACAATCTGCCTTACTGGTGGTCAGCCTTGCTTGGTATCTTTTCCGTCCTGAGTCTGCAGGATTATGTCTTCATCATTGGCGCCCTGATCTCTGCCTTCTTCACAATCAAGACGTATTACGCAAAGCGTAAAGAAGAGCGAGAGCGACTGGATGAAGAGAAAAAACGCACGCAGCTGTTGGCCAGTTATCTGGCTGATGTCTCCACTAAGCCAGGAAGTGACCGCCCGGCTTCAGCCGAAGTGGTAACCGAGGCCTTGAAGCGGATCGCAAGTGATACGCAGGGGTGAGCATGACGCCATCAATGAGGAATAAACTGATTGGCGTGATCGCCGGCGGTTCGGGTGCGATCGCGATTGCTTCTGTCATGCTTGGTAATGCTGACGGCCTGGAAGGAAGGCGTTATTACGCCTATCAGGATGTTGTCGGCGTCTGGACTGTTTGTGATGGTCACACTGGCACCGATATTCGCCGCGGCCATCGTTACACCGACAGGGAGTGCGACAGCCTGCTGAAGGAAGATCTGCGGAAGGTGGCAAGCGCCATTGATCCGCTCATCAAAGTCCGCATTCCTGATCCTACCCGCGCCGCGCTTTACTCATTCACCTACAACATTGGCTCTGGCGCTTTCGCCAGCTCTACGTTGTTGAAGAAATTGAATGCTGGAGACGTGCCGGGCGCATGCAAGGAACTGCAGCGCTGGACGTATGCCGGTGGCAAGCAGTGGAAGGGGCTGATCACCAGGCGCGAGATTGAGCGTGAAGTCTGCGAGTGGGGCCAGAAATGAGCCGGTTAACCGCCATTATCAGCGCTGTAGTTATCCTGCTGCTTTCCTGCATTTTCTCATGGCGGTCTGGCTGGAATTCTCACGCTGACTATATCAACGCCCTCGCGGCGAAGAAGAAAGAGAAAGCCGAAAAGACTATCCAGCCAGTTGAGCAAAAGGCCGCCGCCGCTACAGAAGAGGGCAAGGTCATCTACCGAACCATAACCCGCGACGTGGTGAAATATGTTCAGTCTCCGAATCGTACTGTGTGCCAGTTTGACGGTGATGCTGTGCAGCTGCGCCAGCGAGCTATCGACGCTGCCAACACCATCCCAGGATTTGATGAGCCCTCCGTGCAAAGCAAGTGACGCAGGGAAGGATACCGACGAAGACCTGCAATCGGACGTCGAAACCGCTCAATGTCTGCGACAACTGCGGTTGGATAAGTACCGCTGGCAGGCCTACTACCGGGCCATCAGCCAGTAGTAGGAATTCATCGCCAAGCCATGTCTGAAGTAAGGCCTTGCCGAGCAACCTCTAAAAGTTTATTGATAATGTTGTAGCCTAGGTATCAGATTCCATTGTAGAGTTTAATTCCATTCCATTTAATGTGGTTAAACTTATGAATCAGTTGTTATCATCAATTGAAGAATCTTTGGCGAAGGAAAATTGGTTCGGAGCTTTGTTTATTGCCATTTCACTACCAGATATCTGTGGTGCCACAGAAAACGCTGTGCAAGGAAATGGAGCCAGATATAGAGATTGGTTCAATCGGTATCTTAAGCCGCGATACAACCCAGACAACTTCTATGAGTTAATGCTCGTCACCTCGCCTGAGGCTTTACAAGGAATGCCGCTAGTTATGGTAGAGCAATGGAAACAACAGCCTCCAACAGTTGCATTTACTGCAGAAGACTGCTGGAGCTTAAGAAATGCATGTTTACATGAAGGGGTGGATGAAAATCGATTGCGGAAGTTTAAAATTACCCCGCCAACCAATGTGGGCATATCTATGCACATGAATAACTTCAATGGTACCCTTCAGCTTGATGTCATTGAACTTTGTAAAGACATTGTTAGTGCAGTTCGGCAATGGATTGATGATATGCAACAAAACCCTGATGTGGTTGCTAAATTAGAAAAAATGATCACCATTGATAAAAGCACATTTAAAGGCATTATTGATTTCGGGGACTAAATTCTGTATCTGCGAAAGATGGTTATATTAAGATTTTGCAATTATTTATTTCCTTTTTTTGGTTATTAAGGTTTTAAATATGGCTGAACCAACATTGGAGAGGCCATGTTTTCCCTTGAACTTCAATAGTCTAGAAGGAAAGCATTGAGCTTTCTCTAGTATGTGATCAGCACATAACCTCAATGAGGCAATCGCGTCGGCCTGATAAGCACCAGGCTTAGAGAAGACACACCGCTCCCCGAAATGGTTGTTCCGTTCAGGTGGCAGGACAGTCTGGAGTTAAACGCGAAGCTTAACTCTGCGCTTGGGCAGTGCAATCTGGATAAGGCGGGGATTAGGAGCGTCGAGAAAGGTCGGCAATCAATTTACGGCAAACGATGATGAGAGAAATGATATGGGTCGCCAGTATGACATATGAATCGATCAGTTGAATAATTTCGATGTGAGACATTAAACCTCCTTGGTTAGTTGGTGGTGTGGTGCGTTCTATTGTGTAACTTATCCCTCCGCGTGGCTCTTCCTACTCCTGTAACATTAAATTCTTACGCGGTGATGTATCTATACTCGCCACTATTGAATCCGGAGCGCGTTGGACAAGGCCTCTCTATAGTGAGTCGCATCAACTTCTGAATAGCTTTTGTCTCTTATAGGAGGCAAATCCACTCACGCCGCCAGGCGAAAAGAAAGCAGTAATGGCGCGGCTAAAAGGGTCGGTGCTGAACAGATAAAATAAGGAATGGAGTATGAGCAAACCCGACTGGGAGGCCATCGAGACGGCGTACCGGGCCGGGGTGATGTCCCTCCGTGAAATCGCATCGCAACACGGTATCAGCGAAGGCGCTATCCGTAAGCGAGCAAAGCGTGACGACTGGTCGCGCGACCTGAATGCGAAGATTCAGCAAAAGGCTGACGACTTGGTACGCAAGCGGGAGGTACGCAGGACGGTACGCAACGAAAGCACTTTGACCGAACGCGTACTGATAGAGGCGACAGCCGAGGTTATTGCAACGGTACGCATGGAGCACCGGGGAGACATCCGGCGGGCTCGCGAACTGACCAACACGCTATTCGATGAATTGGCCGGAGAGTGTGGCAACGTGGCCGCGCTTGAAGACCTGGGCGAGATGATGCGATCGCCTGATGACAAAGGTATGGATAAGCTCAACGATCTCTACCACAAAATAATCAGTCTTCCTTCCCGCGTTAAATCCATGAAAGACCTGAGCGACAGCCTGAAAACGCTTATCGGCCTCGAACGAGAGGCATACAGCATTGAGAATAAGGCTGAAACGAAAGAGGTCACGCATAACGTCATGCTTGTACCAACCAGCGATAACGTGGATGACTGGGAGGCGGCGGCGCAGAAACAACAGGGTGAGGTGCTCGGTGGATGAATTACAAAGCTGTATGGAAGCCACTGCCTGGATCACAGTCTCTGGCTCTGAGTTGCCCGTGTAACGAAATACTTTTCGAAGGAACTCGCGGCCCTGGTAAAACTGCTGCGCAGTTGGCCAGGTTCCGGCGCAATGTTGGAGTAGGCTATGGCTCGTTCTGGCGTGGCGTCATCTTCGATACCGAATACAAGAACCTTGCCGACATTATCACGCAGTCGAAGCGTATGTTTCGTCTGTTCAACGATGGCGCTCGATATCTGTCATCTGCGAGCGAATTACGATGGGTATGGCCAACAGGCGAGGAGCTTCTATTCCGCTTCGGCAAAGAGGCAGACGACTACTGGGATTTTCACGGGCAGGAATTCCCGTTCATTGGCTTTAACGAACTGACGAAACAGCAGTCCCCTGAATTCTACGAAATGATGTTCTCCTGCCGACGCTCATCGTTCAGGCCGGAAAACTACCCGCTGGATAATGGCAAGTTACTAAAGCCGATCCCGCTGGAGACGTTCAGCACGACCAACCCGTTTGGCATCGGGCATACCTGGGTAAAGAAACGCTTCATTGAGCCAGCGCCGCGCGGGACCGTGCAGCGCGACCGGCAAATGGTATTCAACCCTCAGACAGAACGAGAAGAGGAAATCACGCTTACCCGCGTAGCTATCCACGGATCGTTTAAAGAGAACCCGTACCTTGACCCGCAGTACATCGCGACCCTGATGGCGATAAAAGACCCTAACCGGCGCAAAGCGTGGGTAGAGGGCTCATGGGACGTGACCAGCGGAGGCCGATTCGACCATCTATGGAATGAAGCTCTGCATGTCATTAAGCCGTTCCGTATTCCCGATAGCTGGACCGTCGACCGCTCCCATGACTGGGGTGAGTCGAAGCCGTTCTCTAACCTCTGGTGGGCTCAGGCCGATGGCACAGCCGCCGAGCTGTCTGATGGTCGACAGTTCTGCCCGCCTGCCGGTTCCCTTATCCTGATCGGTGAATGGTACGGATGCCCGCCTGACGAGCTCAACAAAGGCCTGAATATGTCATCCACCAACGTCGCGAAAGGCGTGGCGTGGATTGACAAGCGGCTGACGGGCGAAGACGTCGACGAGCCGGAAGAGATTCAAATCGACGGTGTCACCCAGGGCCAGCTTCACATTATGCCTGGCATCTGCAGCGAAGTTATTCCTGGACCGGCTGACGGCGCGATATTCAACACTGGTGATAACGAGTTATCGATCGCGCAGAAGATGGAAGCGCAGGGAGTTACATGGTTGCCTGCTGACAAAAAGCCCGGCTCCCGCATCAATGGCGCATCGTTATTCGCTGACATGCTGGAAGCTGTTATCGAAGGTAAAAAGCTGGAATCAGGCGTGCCTGAGAAGCCAGCATTCTACGTTTTCGACTACTGCCGAGGCTGGATTAGCCGTATCCCTGTGCTTGTCCGCGACAATAAAAACCCTGACGACGTAGACACCCAGCAGGAAGATCATGACTGGGATGGTACTCGTTACCGCGTACTGCACTCACCGAAAAAGGTTGGTGCAGTCTTCTTCTAAGGAGCTCATCAGTGAGTGAATTAAGCACCGGGGAGCAATTCCTCGTTAATGCCCTTGCTGATGCAATTGGGCGCCAGCGCATGCTCTACGCAGGGCGTAATGGCAACGTCAAGCGGACCAAATTATGGGACGAGTTCGGCTACCCTGACGCTCTGACGTTCGACAATTTCTATCGCCAGTATCGCCGCGGCTCTACCGGTTTTGCAGCTGTCCATAAATTGCTGGATTCCTGCTGGATGGACAGGCCGACCATCATCGATGGTGATGAAGACAGGGAGTCGACCAAAACTACGCCATGGGAAAAGTCAGTTACCAAACTGATGAAAAAGCACTGGGCGAAAATTAAAGACGCTGACCGCCGCAATATGGTTGGGCGTTACTCAGCACTTCTGATTCAGGTGAAAGATAATCGAGACTGGAGTGAGCCTGTTGATGTGGCACTGGTCCAGAGGCTAGGTAGTGCTGCACTGGTTAAACTGATCCCGGCATGGGAGCCGCAAGTCAAACCTGGCAACCTTGATATTGATACCTGGTCGGAAACCTACGGGCAGCCCGTCAGCTATCAGTTTAATGAACAACCGATAGGCGACGAGGGCACGTATAGCAGCCCTCGTTCGGTTCAGGTGCATCCTGATCGTATCATTCTGCTCTGTGAAGGCTCAGAGGATGAGAATATCCTGTCGGGAATCCCGCTTCTTGAGGCCGGCTACAATGACCTCCTCGATATTGAGAAGACGAAAGGCGGTAGTGCTGAGGGGTTTCTGAAGAACGCCAGTCGTCAACTGGCGATGGAGTTCGACGCCGCCACCCAAATTGACACGCTCATCAAGCAAGCCAAGGATGCTGGATATAACAACCTTGGTGATGCGATGAATGACAAGGTGAATAAGCTTAACCGCGGTACGGATGCTGCAATAGCAATGCAGGCAGGGAAGGCGAGCGTTCTTTCTGTTGCGGCAGCTGATCCGACACCAACGTGGACGGTTTCTGCAAACTCATTCGCGTCGACGATTCAGTGTCCGTTTAACATCCTGTTTGGCAAGCAGACAGGCAACCTTGCTTCAGAGGAGGATAAAACCGCGTGGGCCAATCGTTGCAATACGCGACGCTGGGGCTTTATGTCTGATGTCATTACGCGAGTGATAGAGCGATTCTGGACTATTGGTATTATCGAACCTCCCGCATCGGGCGAGGTCACCTTGGCGTGGTCTGACTTGCTCGCTCCCAGTGAGAAAGAAAAGCTCGCGAATATGGCGACTATGGCTGATGTTGCCCAGAAAACTCAGCAAGCCTACGGCACCCCTGTGGTCGATGAGAACGAGGTAAGGGCAGTCGGTGAGCTTGAACCTCGCAAAGAGGTTGCTCAGCCAGACCCAAACAACAAGGTGACAACCGATGATCCTCTTTCCGATGACCCTGGAGCAAAAGAGTAAAGTCGGCACGCCGATAATCCCCCGCAGCAAAGTCGACCCCACGCAATCAGCCAGGCCGGTTAGCAGGATGTTTCAGGATATCGAAGGCCGGTATCTGGATATTAAGCGTCGTTTGAAAATGGTGTTTGACCAGCGTCTGACTGGCCGACAGCGGGAGGTTAACGGCGATCGTTCATGGCTGATGTGCAATAATGAAGGTGCTGAGCCGTCGCTCTACCAGGTTAACTCCGGCACCTACATTTATGACATGACGGCGGCGCAGTTAGCCGACCTTCTCCAGATTGTGCAAACGATTCTGGACGATGCCCTGCTGGATGGCGGCAGCCAAAACCTCTGGGCGCTTGATTATGTCGTCGCAGAGTATGAGCGAGGAACGCAGCAGGCCTTCACGAATCTGTCGGTACAGTCGCCGGTTTACGCCAGCCAGACGACGCTGCAGCAGTTGCTTTCCAGTCCAGCGTATCAGAATCAGATCGCTGCTGCTTACATCAGCACGTACAGCGACTGGAAGGGGACAAGCGACGCCGTGCGGGCCGATCTCGCTAACGTCATTGCCGACGCAATAGGCCGCGGCATAAACCCCCGAGAAACAGCCAGCATCGTCAGCAAGCGCCTTGATGTCTCGATGTCGAAGGCCAAGACCATCGCTCAGACTGAGCAGGTCGGCGCGCTGCGCCAGGCGCAATGGAACGAAACGGACTGGGCGGCGGATCGGCTTGGGCTGAATACCGGCCTTCTGTGGCTGTCGGCGCTCAAACCGACGACCCGGTGGTGGCATGCCGCCGAACACGGAAAGGTCAAAACGACTGAGTGGGTCAGGGAGTTCTATTCTCGCGATGGCAACAAATATCGATGTTATTGCTCCCAGATTCCGGTCCTGCTCAACGACGACGGCAGAATTTTCAACAAAGGTCTGGCTGAACGTCTGGCAAAAGAGCGCGATCAATGGAAAGAAGATTCCAATTAGTGCTTAATAGCATCATCATAATTTTCATGGAATCAAGCTGATGAGTGTTACCCCACAAGAAGTAGGCTCTTTTTTTCTAACTCTTGTTGTTCCGATTACAACAGGGGTGGTTGCCGCCTGGTTTACTGCAAGCTTTGCTTTAAATCGCTTCTACCATGAGAAATGGTGGGAGAAGAAACACTCATCATATAACCAGTTAATTGATAATTTATTTGAAATTAAGGCCATTTATAAAAAAGCAAATAAATTTTACGAAAGATGCTACAAAGCCCAAATTAATAATAGGCCTGAACCAGAGGGTGATTTTGACTGGCGTAGGTTTTATGAAGTGAGCGCGCAAATTCATCGATTCTACGCTATAGCACCGATCTCCCTTAGCCATAACACCCGCTTACTACTTGCTGACTTCTTTAAGAATGAGTCAGATTCTGATTATAGCGTTTATGAAGAAGGATACCCGGACTTCGTTGCGTACGATGACATGTCCAGGGCAACACAAAAACTTATTGATGCGATAGTTCTTGATGCTAAAACTGAGCTTAAATTCAAATAAATCTAACTGAGTAAAAACAGGTCGCCACGGCGGCCTTTTTTATTGCCTGAAATCCACCAATGAGGACCCAGCATGAAACGCAACCGCGTTAACGTGCTGACCGTCGTCAACTCCGCTTCAAACATCACTACTGAAACCATCGACGGCAAGCCACATATCGTGGTTCGCGGCATCACGCCTGTCGTGGACGATATTGTGATGAACCGGAAGTTGTACCCGGCAGCAGAAATCGAAAAGGCCTACAACACGCTGGAGCGCAACCCGATGCCGCTGGGCCACCCGAAGGTGGACGGCAAGCATGTGTCTGCTCGCGATGTCCGGGCGGTGAATAACTACCACGTCGGCGCATGGCTCCAGAACGTCAGCCACAAAGACGGAAAAGTCAGCGGCGATATGTATATCGATCGCCAGTACGCCGAATCCAGTGAGAAGGGCAAGCGCCTGATTAACCGCCTGGACGAGATGATCGCCGGCACTAACTCTGAACCTATCCACATCTCAACCGGCCTGCTGTATTCCGGCATCGCCGCCAACGGCGAGTCTAAAGGCAAAAAGTACAACGAAATTGCCACCAACATGATGTTTGACCATGTCGCGGTATTGCTCGATGAGCCGGGCGCCGGAACGCCATCTGAAGGCGTAGGCATCTTCGTGAACTCTGAAGGCGAAGAGGTGGAGATCGAAGTTGCTCGTCTTTCTGAAGCCGCTGACTGCACCCGCGAAGGCCTGCTCAACAAAACGAGATTCTTCTTTACCAACGCCTCGAACTTCTCTTTCGACGATATCCAGCGCGCCATCAGCGACAAGCTTCACGAAGGCCGTGCTGATGATAAGTGGCTCTGGCCCGAATCGGTATGGCCGGACAGCTTCATCTACCGCGATGAAGCCAAGTATTTCAAACAGAAGTACCTCATCGATGATGACGGCAAAGCCGTATTCGTCGGCGAACCTGTAGAAGTCGTGCGCAAACCCATTGAGTACGAGATTAAAACCAACGGAGAGAAAGATCCGATGAAAGAACTGATTATCAATGCGCTCCTAGCCGCGGGTAAGCCGACTGAAGGCAAGTCCGATGCCGAACTGATGGACGCTTACAACCAGTTAGCGGCAGAGAAGGCGGCAGCAAAGAAAGAAGGCGAGGACGAAATCGACCCCGCCACCGGCAAGCCTAAGAAAAAAGAGCAGGCCAGCAACAGCGAAGAAGCGCCGGCATGGTTTAAGCCATTCGCTGACGATCTCGCCGCGGTTAAGTCTGGCCTTACCGCCAACTCCGACAAAGAGAAGGGCGAAAAACGCGCGGTCGTAAAAGCGAAATTCGGGCTGGACGACCTCGCGGTGAATGCTCTCGACGGCGCCGCACTTGATGGCCTGTTTGCTCAGTGCCAGACCTCTACCGGCCTGAATGGTGCATTCCGCCAGGTCAACAACAACGATTCTTTCAGCGAAATGCCGGAGTAAAAAATGGCTAAAGACGGGAAACACGTAATTCACGCGGGTGGTATTTTCCCCAACCCGCAACTTAATCGTGAAGGTTCTGCGACCGCGGCGTTTTTGCCGGGTACCGTTATTTTCTTCAGCGCAGCCAAGCCGACACCCTCTGTTGACGGCACTGAAGACGCGATTCTCTACGTCGCTAACTACGACTATCTGCGCTGCAAAACGGTTGATGATGCCTACGCGATCGATGACTGGGTGGTAAACATCCAGCCAACGCCGGGCGTTTTCCTCAACGTTCGCGCTGCCGCTGGTACTTACACCAAGGGCCAGCCGGTTTCCGTGGCTAATGGCCGCATCAAAGCACTGGCAGCAGATGAAACCATCTTTGCCTATGTCGAAGAAGACAAGTCCCTGACCGCCGCTGCAGGCGATCTGGTTCGCGTCGTGTTCAAGTAAGGAGAGACTGAATGTTTGTATTTTCCACCCGACGCGCGACTGAGACGGGCAACCTTGAAGCCAACCAGGCGCAGTTTAACGAGCTGCAAATGGCGCGCAACATGAGTGCTCAGGCCGTTGCTGATTTTGTATCCCGCACCCGCTGGCGTGGTGATGCGGCGAACACACCGGCGCTGGACGCGACGAACGCTGTCGACGATATCCGTCGACTGTATCGCGCTTACGACCAGACTGTGCTGGCTGAGTTTGAGCCCGCCACTGAATTCACTCTGCTTAACGACCTGATCCCGCTGTCCCGCTCTGTCCGTCTTGAAGAGTCAGTGTACGAGTACGCTCGCACCGGCGGCCGCGGCTGGGCGCACACCTCTATGTCCGGACAGATTGGTGCGGCGCTGGATGCGCGCGCGTACACCTTCGACGGTACGATGGTTCCGATCCACGATTCTGGATTCAAATTCCAGTGGCGTGACCCGATTTTCAACAAAGGCTCCGCTCTGGCTTCTCTGGCCGACGCTCAGCGCGGTTCTGTTGATGATGTTCGACGTCAGTACGTGGATTACGTCTTCAATGGCTTCCGTGATTCCGCTGGCAATTATATCGCCTTTGATGGCAAGACCTGGAAGGGCGTTAAAGCCGATGAGCGCGTACAGGTTGTCGATCTCAGTGCTTCCGGCCTGAATATCGACTTCACCAGCGCCAGCGCAACGGCGGAGCAAATTCGCAACGCGGCCATCGCGCTGCGTGACGTGATGAAGCTGACCAACCTGCAGTATGCGCAGCAGACCTGGTACGTTTCCGGGCAGATCATCACTAACCTGGAACGCTACTTCAGCGATAACTACCAGTCCGACACCATTCTGCTGGAGCTGTTGAAGCTCTCCGGTATTGCTGCCATCAAAGAAGATGCGCAGTTGACCGGTAACCAGATCCTGATTGTTCCTCTGACTGCGGGTGTTATCGCTCCGATTGTTGGTCAGGCCGTCGGTACTGTTGCTGACCCACGTCAGTTCTACAACAGCGACTACGTCTGGCGCACCTGGGGTGCGATGGGCCTGATGGTTAAGACTGACATCAACAATCGCAAATCCGTTATCTACGCACACAGCTAAGGGGCATTTATGGCACTGGTAAAAGTGGTTCGAGACAACCTGCTTTCCGGTGCCAATCTCCAGAAGCTGGAGGTTGGCGCGCAGGTCTCGGTAAACGGTGATGTCGCTAAACGTTGGGCGGCCGCCGGTCTGGTTGAAATCATTAGTGATGAAGATCAGGTACTGGAAGTGGCTACGCCTGTCGATGATGCTGCAGAGCAGGCAGAGCAGGCAGAGCAGGCAGAGCAGGCAGAGCAGCAGGATGAATCTGCTGCTAAAACGAAAAAGGCGAAATAACCATGGCTGACCCAATCACAGCGGCAGACGTGCAGGCGTTCCTCGGTGAATTGGGTTACACCATCCCGGGCGCGCTGCTGGATCCGATTCTCTGCGTGGTGAACAAGATTATTCCGTGCCTAGATGGCGCGGGGTATGACGAGTGCACCGCGAAGCTGATTCTGATGTACGCCGCCGCGCTTATGGCGACGTCCTCCGGCGCCCGCCGCATCAAATCACAGGGCGCTCCGTCCGGCGCGTCCCGCTCATTCGACTACGGAGACGACGGCATCACCTGGCTGCGTGACTCTCTGGCGAAACTGGATACCAGTGGCTGCACCAGTGAACTCCCGATCAGCGCCGGCAACAGTGTGGGGCTGTTCATGGTGGTCGGGGGCTGCTAATGGCGTGGGTTTCAGTTCAGCAACGGCTGCCGCGGACGTTTACCCGGGTATGGGTGATCACCGATGCCGGCCAGCAAACCACAGCATATGTGAAAAGCGACGGCGAGTGGTTCATTAACTGCGACCGCATACGCGCCACAGGCGCCGTTGTGCTGCGATGGAGGGATGACTGATGTCGTCTATAGCTTCGTGGTCTTACACCGCGACGGCGACAATCTGGCGGCGCATACGCGATGCCGACGGTAGCGATACCGACGGCGGAGGTCAGCCGTATGGGTGGGAAGCGCCGATCGCTATCCTCTGCGACTACCAGGGCGGACTCTCTGCAAAAATCGGTGACCTTGGCCGGGAGCTCGTTGTTAAAAACACGATATGGACCGAGTACGCAACGGCGCGGGAAGGGGATTACATCCTGATTGGCGTGTCGACCGATGCAGCACCGCCGGATGAGGCCGACGAGATACGGCAGATCGTCCAGTTCGCAGATACGTTCGAGCGACTGGCGGACGATTTCGCACTGATTACGGGAGTCTGATTATGGGCGTTAAAGTTCGCGGCATCCGCCAGGCCAAGGCCAACCTCGATCGCATCATCAAAGACGTCCAGGGGCGTAAAGTCGTGCGAGCAATCCAGTCTGCGATGCTTATTGGCAGCGCGCAGGCCGCGCTTTACACCCCGATCGATACGTCGACGCTCATCAACAGCCAAGCCAGGGAAATCACTGTTAACGGAACGCTCGTCACCGGTCGTGTAATCTATTCGGCTAACTATGCGGTTTATGTTCACGACCCGGCAGTGAAACAGAACTTCACGCGAGCAACGGCCCGCAAGGAGTTCTTAACGAAGGGCTTCGAAGATACCCGCAGCCAGATTGACGCGGTAGTGAAGAAGGAGCTTTCGCTATGACCCCTCCCATGTACATGCGCCTCAAAGACCTGTTTGTGGATGAGGGGCTTACCGCGGGGTTTAAGGTCCAGTGGCGGCAATGGCGCGACACCGGGAAAGATACCGATCAGTTCATCGTGTTCCGGTCTTCCGGCGGTACCGATATCACCTTTGACCTCGGCGGCGACTGGTATGTGATGGTTGATGTGATCTCCTCGAAGGCGAATCCCGATGCTGCGGACGCCGCGGTAAACGCCATTGTCGAGTATATCAGCGCGCAATCCGGCGCCGATGATTGCGTAGGCGCGCTACGGCTTGTCGGCAATGTCCCGGCGCCGATCCCCACCGAAGAGGGCCGATTAGTAACCCGGCTGCTCGTATCCTGCACTTACGGGGAGTAAACATGATTTATCCCTTCGATGCATCCTATGCACAGAAAGTGCTGAGAATTCATTACGAATATGCGGATGTTATTGCTCGCAAGAGAGAAAGGCTCGCTGCAAGAACAGCAGGGCTAATTGCTCACGACCGAATACTCGCAATGGCGGAAAAAGACACTGCTAATGCAGCACATCGCAGAGAGCTTTCTTCAGACGCTTTGCGGATTGAAGCCAGAGCGGCTTAACCCGCCAGAATCATCCATCAGGCTGCCATATGGCGGCCTTTTTTAATTGAGAGGCATACATGCAAGGCTGCGCTAATGACACCGGCAAGCTGATTGGTAAGGTGGCCGTGCTCCGCATGGCTTTTGGCTGTGCTGATACGGTACCAGCGCTTTCCGAATGGAAGCGACTCGGCGCCATGACCACCAAGGGCTTTGACTACTCCATGAATACCGTCACCTCTGAGGCTGACGATACGAAAGGTCTGGTTGAGAACCTGGTCAACAACATGGACTTCACCATCTCCGGCGAAGGTGAGTTCCGCAAGAAAGACAAGACGACGGAAGTTGGCGCTATTGCCATCTCGAAATATATTTTCGATGAAGTGCAGGCCGGCCGGCAGCCGTCTGTCTGGGTTCGCTTCGACTTAACTGGTGAAGACGCTGGCACTTATATCATGGGCTACTTCAACACCACCTCCTGGTCTGGTGATTTCGGCACCTCGGATATTTCCACCTTCTCCGGAGAGTGGAAAGTAGCTGATGCAGACACCGTGGTATTTGAGGTCGCCCCGCCGGCGCTGGCGTTCACCACCAACCTGCCGACGACCAAGAGCGTGACGGCCGGATCGGCTCTGACTATGTCTGTAGTGGTTGAGGGTGGTGCAGCGCCTTATACCTACGTCTGGAAGAAAGACGGCACGGTTGTCAGCGGTCAAACAACGGCGACCTTCAACAAGGCCAGCGCTGTTTCTGGTGATGCCGGGGTTTATACCTGTGAAGTCACCGATTCTTCCGCGACACCAGTCAAGATCACGTCTGCATCTTGCACGGTCACTATCAGTTAACCCCCAGGCCATTCGTGAATAGTACAAAGGGCGTTCTGCGCCCTTGATACTGTTTATGGAGCGACTATGACCCCGATTAAAGAATTAGGCGAATGCGTTATCGGTACCGGTGACCGGGAATTCTTTTTCCGGCCGTCGTTTCGCAACATGGCGCGAATCGGTGAGCCCGAGGAGATTGTTCAGGCGTTCTATGACCTGTGCAATGACGAGGCGACGCCATTCGCGCAGCGCGCAGCTGAGGCCTATATCCGCGATGAGTACAGCCGCCTTCCTGATTGCATCCTTCGGTTTATGCAAAGCGGGCTCCTGTCACGAAAAGCGATCATGGCTGCTCACACGGTACTGACAGCCTGCTGTGACGACGATATCGGCGATCTGGTTGGCTGGATGAAACCGGGGAAATCACGTAAGCGTGGCTTTGTATGGCGCCCGGGCAGCATGCCGCCGGAAAGTATGGTCATCGTCGCGCAAAACCTGATGATGCACGGCATCATCGGCAAAGCGAAGGTGCGCAAGCTGCAGCGTTACGAAACGAATGAGACAACAGCAGAATTCCGCGCAGCCGACTACATCATGGCGGCCCGCAACCATTTCGGTATAAGCCGGGAAGAGGCTGAGAACCTCACGATGACAGAGTTCGCCATGATGATTAACGCCAAATACCCAAATCAGAACGGCTTCACGCGCGAAGAGTACGACACGGTCATGGACGAAGACGATCGCCGCTGGCAGGCGATGATGGAGCAGGAACGAGCCCGTAAAACCAAATAAACCAGCCTCGGCATAGTCCGGGGCTTTTTTATACCCGCAACAAATCGCGCATTCGCGTGCGCTTCTTTCAGCAAGAGCTTTCCGTAGTGTGAGTCTGAGACAGGGCGGTGGATTTCATCGTTCCGCTCTTGGCTGCCCATGTCTACGCGAACAGGCTCGCACCACAGAAAGGTAAATACGATGAAATATCCAACCGTATCAGTGAACGGCGTCTCCGTTCGTGTCGATGGCGATGGTCGCTATAACTTCAACGATCTTCATGCTGCGGCAGTAGCAAAAGGGGAGGCAACTGAGTCGCAGAGGCCCAGTAAATTCCTCCGCAGCGCTCAGGTTAAAAGATTCATCAAAGCATTGCAGTCCAAAGCCCAAAAAAGTGCTTTGGAACAAATTCAACCACTTAAGGTAGTTAAGGGTGGGGATGAGCCTGGTGTCTGGGGAGTGGAGCTGCTTGCCATTCGCTATGCAGCATGGATTAAGCCCGAGTTCGAAATCGAGGTGTATGAGGTATTTCGGACGGTTGTTCGTATGGGCATTGGAGCAATGTCCCGCCTGAACAAAATCGATCATATCATCAACACTGAAACCAAAGCGATTAGCCAGTGTGCTAGCCAGATGGCGAAATGGGGAGTCGGTGGACGTAAGCAATTGCTCCATGCTGCGCGCGATCGTGCTGCCGATGAAGTTCAGCTGTACTTGCCCGGCATTGCTTAGCCATTTTTAAGCCAAGATGGAGCACTTTGTCGTTCTCTCCTATCCCTGCTAATCTGTCGAAAACAAAGCGGTGGGGATAGGTGATGAAGCTAGAAAGGGGGAGCGAGCTTTCCGATGGAAGAGTGCTCTACTGGATGGAGCATTTCTGCATCAATTGCGTGCCAAGCCAAAATGGCGAATGGCATGTAGGGCATTTTGATCGAGCTGAATATGAAACCCTGCGGGAGAATACGGTAGCTCTCCTAAAAAACGAAGAGTTTCAGTTCATGGTAAGGGTAGGAAGTGGATTTTCTGTAAAAGCCTGGTGTGTTTCTCTCAATGGGACTTTTGTGTTCAGTGTTCACCGTGATCCTGATGGGATCATGGCAGCTATCATTGTACTTAATGCTCAACAAAAAGAAGTATTCAGGCTAACTACTACGACCCATCTAACCTCATGTTCCCTATCTGAGTTTGCCGAATATTTGGCGCTATCCTTTTATGGCTCTTCAAAAGGAAGAGAGCCTTATGAGAATAAATTAGAGGTATTCAACTTAAAAACAGGTGAGGTGATTACATCTATCGACAAGGATAACGAGCTTAGGCATGCGGAAGTAATAGTTACAGAGCCAGCGGGCAATGTCGTCGCCTTTTATAAGGGAAAGAGTTTTAAAGTTTGCTAGGATTATGCTCATCTTTTATAGAGGGAGGGGAAGGTGTGAAAAAGGTCGTGTTTTCAGTCATAGCTCTAATGTCATTTAGTGCAGTTTCCGCGACAACAATAAGCATTCCAACTGATTCGAAAGCCAAATACACCATCATTGATAAAAGCTTAAATGGTTCCATGGCAACCATCACGACCATGAGAGAGGGGCCATCAGGGACATCCTACTCACAGCGCCTGTATGACTGCACATCGTGGACGGTGAAGTATCTTGGTGATGGAGACACGCTGGAACAAATGAAAGCATCCAAGCCTGACGAAGGCATGTCACCAATAGTTGATAATTCAATAGCGTATTATATAGGCCAACGGGCCTGTAAATAACCAAACCCGCTACGGCGGGTTTTTTTATGCCCGGAGTATGCGATGGCAGAGAAAGCAGGTGAAATTTATTATGACATTGAGGCTAACGTATCCGGCCTGATCCAGGCGCAGCAGCAGGTTAATAAGCGTCTTGACCAAATGGACGCCAAGTTTGAGCAATCATCACGATCTGCCGGGCGATTCGAAGGTGCTTTAAATAAAGTTGGCGTTGCCATTGCAGCAGCTTTCACCATTGATGCAGCGAAGAAGATTATCGCCATCGGCGACGAGATGGTTACGCTCCAGGCGAGGATAGCCAGACTAAGCCCCAGCATTGACGTGGCCAAAGAAACACTTGCTTCCCTGTCTGCAATCGCAGCTCAAACAGGTAATAGCCTGTCAGAGACTGAGAGGTTATGGGAATCACTGACGACAGCGCTAAAGGAGACTGGCGCCACTAACTCGCAAATTCTCGGGTTGACATCGACACTGCAAAAAATTGGCACGATCGGTGGGTCCTCTACTGAGGAAATGGCAAACGCATTGCGGCAGTTCGGCCAGTCTATTTCTGGCGGTATCGTCCGTGCTGAAGAGTTCAACTCTATTCTTGAGCAGATGCCTGAACTTGCGCGCCAGATTGCAGCGGGGCTGGGGATATCAATCGGCGATCTTCGCAAGAAAATGCTGGAAGGTAAACTGACGGCTCAGGATGCCCTGAACGCCATTCAACGTCAGTCGCAGTCGGTCAATGAAGAGTTCGATAAAATGCCGGTCAGCATTGATCGCGCAAAGAACAGCCTCGATGTTGCCTTCAAAAATGCCATTAACGACCTGAACCAGGCAATAGGCCTGACTACGACCCTTGCAGGATTGATGCAGAGCGTCGCGGATAACCTCAATTACTACAACAACAATGTCGGCGATTCTTCAAGAATGCCGAAGCTGATCAAGCTCCAGCAGGATCTGAACAATGAGCTGAAAGACGGCCAGAGATGGTATGAAACTGACTCAATTTTTCAGGCCAGAAGGGCGCAGGCAGCAGTACAGTTGAAGCAGATCGAGGGGGAGATAGCCCACATTCGAGCAAAGGCTCAGAAGGACGCCGGAAGCAACCAGTTTAATGCGCCGCCGACCAAAGGCGATGACGCCGCAACCAAGAAGCTGGTTCAAAACTCTGAACGCCGGCTTGCGTTGGCCAAACTTGAGGGTGAGGCGCGAGCCAGGCTTCAGGCCCAATATGATGCAGCTGATGCTGGGGTGACCGATCCGAAGCGAATCAAAGCGCTGCAGGACGAATACGCCGAAACCTATCGGGTTACGGAGGCTAGGAAGGAAAGCGACAAAGCCGGGAAGCAGTCGGCGTCTACCGCAGATTCTATTGCCCAAAAACTCGAAAACCTTCGCCAGCAGTCTGAGCTTGCAGCGGACTCAACTCAGGAATTGAGCCGTGAGCAGGCGATATTGCGTGCGCAGCAGTCTCTCGGTAAATCAGCTACTCAGGCTCAAATCCAGGAAGCAGGCAAATACGCAGCAGCCGCATGGGATGCAGCCGCAGCGGCGAAGGGGGTAACAGAGGCGCTTAATGCCATTCCGGAACAGGCTGAGAATAAATCCTACGCTGAATCCATGCAGAACCTGAAAGCGGCGCTGAACGCCGGGAAGATTGATCTGCAGGAGTACAACGCAGCCACTGAGCAGATGGAGCAGCAGCATCAGGCCAACCTTGCCAAAATACGCTCGCAGCAGGTGGTTAACCCCACCCAGCAGGCACTTGCAGAAGTTGACCCGGTGCAGCAATTGGCCAACCAGCACGCGCAGGAGCTGGCGCTGATTCAGCAGTTCGAGCAGCAAGGGGTTCTCGCTCATGAGAATGCCTTGGCGCTGAAAAATGCCGCTGACCGGCAATATGAGCAGCAGCGGATCGCAGCTCAATGGGAAATACTCAGCCAGCAAAGCCTCGGCTATAACATGCTGACGAGTGCGGTGGATGCGTTTAGCGGGAATGCCTCCAATGCAATCACCGGCCTGCTAACTGGCACAATGTCAGCGCAGGAGGCGATGCGGTCGCTTGGGAATACCATCCTGAACAGCGTGATCAATAGCATTGTCCAGGTTGGCGTCGAAGCGCTGAAAAACTACATCCTCGGTCAGACGCTCGGCGCCGCATCGGTGGCGACATCAGTCGGACTGGCGGCAACTACCGCATCGGCCTGGGCTCCGGCGGCCGCGATGGCATCGCTCGCCTCATTCGGTGCTAACGCTGGCCCGGCTGCAGCTGGTATCAGTTCGACTGTGGGACTGGCTAACGGGCTTGCGCTTGCCGGCGCTCGCTACAACGGCGGTCCGGTAAGTGCCGGCGGCCTGTACCAGGTCGGCGAGAAAGGCAAGCCAGAGATTTACCAGGCCAGCACCGGCAAGCAGTACATGATCCCCGGCGATAACGGGAAGGTCATCAGCAATAAGGATATGCAGTCAGGAGGAGGGATAAGCGTGCAGGTGAACGTCATCAACCAGTCTACCGGCGCCACCGTCCAGAGTGCCGACGGCTACATGCAGGACGGTAGTGCAGTTGTGGACTTGCTGATCACCGACATGGAAAGAGGCGGCCCGGTATCCTCTCAGATGCAGCAGACATTTGGACTAAGCCGCAAAGCGCAAGCCACTTACTAAACCAAGCCCGCTCCGGCGGGTTTTTTAATGGGTGAACATAATGAAAGTAGCAATCGAAGTTAATGGCGAGGTTATCTGGTACCGCGACAGCGATAAACAGGAGGGGATGGCGTCGGTAGGTTATTTAAGGGACGGCACACAGCAGAAGATCATTGCCGCCCTTGAAGAATCCCTATTTCAGGCAAAAGGTCAGCTAAATTTACCGGATGATATTGATTGAGTACTGGATATTAGCTCGATGGCCGGGAGGAAGGGCCAGCACGACATTCCAGTAGCCAGAGTGAGGAACAGCTATATTAGCGGGAAATCTAGTGTAAAACCCTCCGTAATATGTGCATTGCCGCCCCGAACGATACTTAGAGTAATTGGTATCATCCAGAACCAGTACGTTAACTTGATGAGAGCAATGAACGCTGATGACATCGCCATGATCAGCATGTTCTCTGCTGTGAATGTAAGACATATGACCTCTCTTGCTGTGTGTGAAAAATACACAGTATCAGCGAGATACATTTAGTAACATCCTGATAAAAGATCAGTGCCGCAGCAGCGGCATTTTTTATGCCCGGAGGAAACGTGGCAACAGTTCAATACCCTCCGTTCCTGCCGCTTCCCCAGCGCGCCGATCAGAACATGACGCAGGATACAGCCTGGCAGACGACGCAGACGGCAGTCGGTCCATTGATAATCACGCCGATTACTACTGACTTGAAAGCAACCTGGACGCTGCAGTGGATATTCACGCTTGCCCAGGCCGAGCGGTTTAAGTCGTGGCTGCGCTCGCCGACGTACTGTGACCGCGGGCGCAACTGGTTTCAGATGCCGATCGACCTGGGTGATACGCAGGGCGTTCAGCAGCAGACTCTGCATTTCGTCGACATGCCGGTGCAGACCAGCAAAAACGGCAACATTGTCACCTGGACCGCAACGGTCATCAGCAACGGTATCGAGGACATTACTGAGGACTACGACGACTGGATTGTTGAGGCTCAGCCTGGCTATGGATACTGGCTGGATTACCTGATTACCGAAGTTATGCCGAGGGCCGACTGATGCCGACATTGAGAGAGTGGAAGGAGCGCCGGCCGGCGAGCGATATCAAACAGACGGTGGAATTTTATCATCCTGCGTTTGGTTATTACCGGGTGGTCAATAACCTGTTTCGCCCGGCGACGTTTGGCGGCAACTCATTCGAGCCTGCGCGGTTCAGCGTAACAGAACCGGCGCAGGACGGAACGGCAGTGATATCCATGACGATTACCTTTGTCGCTGCGACGGAGCATGTCCGGCAGACACTGAAAAGCTGGCGCGGGGCGGCGCGTATGACGCCGATAAAGTGCCTGTATCAGCAGTGGAATGCGATCGGTGACACTACATCCCTGAAAGACTGGACGCTGTATGTGAACGACATTTCCGCCGATGCCAGCAACGTCACCGTGACCGCCGGAAAGACTAACCCGCTGACGCTGGCCAACTCCATCATTTACACCACGAAAGACTATCCCGGGCTAATCACCGTATGACACAGAGCGACTTTATCGGGCTTGTTAACGGCAAGCCCTGGGCTAATCGCGCCTGCAGTTTTGAGCAGATGGACTGCTGGGGCCTGGTGGTTCTCTATTACCGGCATGTTCTCGGCCTAGAGCTGCATCACATCGCCGGCTACGAATCGGGCGCGGATTTCATCACCTGCTACGAACAGGAGCGCGCCCACTGGCGGCGTGTGCCGGTGGCGGCCACTGGATGCATCGCCGTTTTTTACCGCGGCGAAGTGCCGGCGCATATCGGTGTGATGATCAGCCCGGTTAAGTGCCTGCATGCCCGCGGCGAATTCGGCTTCGCACGCTGCGACAGCCCGCTGGCGCTTCTTAAGGTTTACAGCCGCGTGGAGTACATGATCTATGGTTCGATATGAGTTACAGAGGCTGCCCGGCGCGCCGCTGCAACGGGGGACGGTAGATGCAGGCACCACACTGGTGAGCCTGCTGGATTCCCTGCAGTTGCACCGCGATGTTATCGTGAAACTGAATGGCCGAGCGCTGCCTGACGATTACGATATCAGCCGGCCAATGCGATCTGGTGACGTCGTGGCTGTGTTCGACCAGCCAGAGGGCGGGGTAGGCAAACTCATTACCACGATATTGCGTCCGGTCACGAAAATCCTCTCCGGCGCGCTGAAGGTGTTCGGCCTGTCAAATAAGCCCAGCGCGTCAGTATCGGTGGCGACAGGCGAATCCCCCAATAATGATCTGACCGGCCAGACCAATCGGGCGAGGCTGTACAAGGGGAGGCCGAATATTTACGGGCAATGCCGCGTCTTTCCTGATCTGATTCAGGAGGCATTGTTCGAGTTCGTCGACAATAACAAGCAACTCACGGAGTGGTTTGAAGTCGGTTACGGCCGGTACACCATTTCCTCGATCCGCTACTCGGAATCGAATCTCGGCAGCCTGGCGGGTGCCAGTTCTGCGATTTATAACCCTGGTGATGTGATCGGCACGATTGAAGTCGGGTATCAGTTCGATGACGTCGATAACGAAACTGTCCCCGGCCTGAACGAAAGCCAGGACTTCCCGGCCCAGACAGCTACCACGACGGCGCCGACATCAGTGGCGATAGAGAGTAATCAGCTCAAAGCCATTGTGCTGTCGAACGATGATAACTTTGCCTACTTTGCGGCGCTGGCGGTACCTCATCCCGTGTCATTCGTCATTAACGCTACCTGGAACGACGGCGGAACAAGCGTCACACGCAACGTCACCGGTGCCGGGAACATCATCTCCTCTGAGAGCTTTATCGGAGATGACACGCTGTCGTACACGACGTTTTATATCGGCGAGCTCTCCGGAGAAATTACGTCTCTGCCGGGCAATGCGGTTATCAACTCGACTCTGTTCACGCTGAATGACCAGACACCCCTTGTTATCGGGCCGTCAGTGTCGCCGATCGTCTCGACGCAGGTCTGGGTGCATGTGTTGGTTCAGCTCGGCGCGACGGCCGGCACAACGCAATACCGGATCAAGTTCTGGCAGGTCGATGACGACAACAATCAGGTGCCTGGTACGTCAGAGCAGCACGATTATTTCTTTGATAACGACTTTCAGGTGACAACCCGGTATTTCCGCACAACGCACAAGTTTGTCCCGGCTGCCGGGGCGGGGCGCTATGCGGTCACCATCGAGCGCCTCGACAACAGCAATGACGCTAACGTCGTGACGCTGATGGCGATCCATGCGGTAAACGTGCGCGAAAACGTCGTTTATCCGGAAGACACGATTGCCCGCATCACGATTAAGGGGTCGAACGACAGCAACAGCAACCGCGAGCAGAAGTACAACATGCTGGCGCAGCGGCATACCATCAGCTATGACCGTGCAACCGGCGCGGTCGATTACACGCTGCGGCCGAGTCGCTCGTTTGCTGATGCAATCCTGCATGAGTGGGTGGTTGTCGGTAAACAGGACGTGGCCAGTATTGACGTCGCTGCTCTGTATGCCATTGCCGATTCGCTGCCGGATGAGGCGCTTGGGTATTTCGATTACACCTTCTCGGATGAGAAGCAGCCGCTGGGTGAGCGCATAGCGACGATCGCCAATGTGGCCCGCGTTGACGGCAATAACATCGGCGATGTGCTGACGTTCTGGCGTGATGAGAAAGTGACAAATCCCGATGCGGTATTTGCGCGCTCAAACATGTTCTGGGACGAGTACAAAGTCGCCTGGCAAATGTCTCTGCCTGGTGGTTATGACGGCGTGGCGCTGGACTACGTCGACCCGCTGACGAACAAGAAGGCGTACATCTACCTGCAGATCGACAGCAGCGGCATCACTGAGGTTGAGGATGCTACCGTTAACGCGATGCAGATCAGCCTGGATGGCTGCCGCAACGCCACTCAGGCAACCGATCGGGCCTGGCTTGAGGCGAGAAAAATCCTTTACTCACGCCTGACCATGACGGTGAAAGTGCTGGAGGAGACTCAGGTCGTACGCGGTACGGTGGTTCAGTGTCCGGACATGTACGACAACGCGCAGCAAACGGGATACATCACCGGACGCTCCGGGGATGTGTTCTCGACGTCAGAGCGTATCGACTTTTCTCTCGGCGATATGTGGGTGGTGATGACCGACAGCCTCGGCAATTACCGCGGGCGCTGGCGAGCTTATCCGGTAAGCGGCAAGCCCAAAGCATTTCAGGCTGCAGCCGATACCTTCGATCTGAACATTTATGACCGCGAAAATGTGCAAAACCCCAGCCGTTATTTCATTGCTACCGACTCGGAACTGAACTCCACAATCTGGCGCGTCGATAGCGCCAAACCTAACGGTGACGATACTCAAACCCTCTCACTCACTGAGTATTCAGACTCGATTTATCCGTAACACACAGCAGTAATTACCAACCTTCGCGCACACCATCAGGTTCATATCTGAGGGCTTCGTGCGCCTTTTATAGGGCGACATGCACAATGGCAGAAGTACCGTTACCAACTCCAACCGACAACCAGGTACCAAGTACTGATATTCGGGATGCAGTTTATGCCGGCGCCATGCTGGATAAGGTTGTCACCAGTACAGAGCTGACATACACCGATCGCCTCGGCGGTGAGCACTACACCGTAGATGGAATTAAGGCGGAAGGGGATAAAGTTGTCGAAGAAACGCGGCAGAACCTGATCCCTCTCAGCCGGCAGTATATGACGCTGGCTGATGCTCAGGCAGACATAGCGAATATCCCGGTGGGTTCTACCACGTATTACCGCAGCCCTGACGATAGCGCGCTGGCTATTGAAGTTATTAATAACGGAGGGACCCTGGAACCTACCGGGAGGGAAATGCCGTCACAGGCTGCAGTTGATGAGGCAAAAGGGAAAGCCGATTCTGTAGCAGAAAGCATTTATCAAAATGGAGACAGTGAAACTCTTGTTGATTTTTGCGATCAGGATGGTTATTCAGCCGCCAAAGTTTCAATGGATGAGAATGGGGTAGGGTTTAAAACAAGCAAAGTATCTCTTATGCCTGAGTTGCTTGAAAATGCCATTTTTTCTTTTTTCAAAGTTACAGAGGATGGGTTTTCTGTTCAGGATGAGGATGGACGCATTCTCGCTAGCTTCAATAATGGAGTGGCTAAAGGTTTAGGTATCACAGTTAAATATGACTGGATACAGCAAATTGTCTCTATGCTTGGGAATAATATTGGCATTGAGTCAAGTGCCATTAGTTTCTATGTTGATGGGAATAGCGCTGACATTATTACAATGCAGGACCCTGATGGGATTGTTTTTCTCAGGTTAACTAAAGACTTCAAACTCCAGACGAAAATTAGAGTTGAAGGTGAGGTTTCAGGCACCGATTCTGTAGCAAGAATAGCTAACAACTCTCTGTCTCTGGTTGCCGGGGCTATGCGTCAGCGTTATTATCTGACACAGATGCCGACAGCAGATATAAACATCTATATTGTTTATGGTCAGTCTTTTTCTGTCGGAACGAATAGCCAGGTTCCTCTCTCTGTATTGAACATGTTCGGGAACCTGATGCTTGGCAATTCTCCGAGAGGCTCTAATTACGTTAGCGGCACGACATCAGATCAGTTTGGCCCGGTAGGAAACAGCAATCTCAATAATTTAATTGAGGTGCGACAGCTAGATGATGGCACTCTCAGCCCTTCATCCGGTAGTTTCGGTGAAACCCCGCTTTCTGGCTGGCTTAACTTCGGTAAGTTGCTGCATAACCAGCGGTTGATGGTCGATAATGATTCTACGCGAATTTTTGCCGGGGCATGCTGCGGTGTAGGCGGAAAGACCATCGCGCAGCTCAGTAAAGGAGCGACTCCCAACTTCTATAATCACGTAATTACCGCGCTTCAGGCTATTAAAACCGCAGCAGATGCTGCAGGAAAGACATCGCGCTTTTGTGGCTTCATGTGGATGCAGGGCGAGAACGATGGCTCAACGGCGTACGATGCATATATGACTGCATTGAATACGCTCTATAACAACATTTGCACGGATGGGATGGCTATTTTTGGTCAGACATTGCCACCGCACTGGTATAACTATCAACTTGGTGGCACGTATACCTCTGATTCAAATTCAATGGCGGTGTCTCGCGCCCTTCTTGATTTCTGCGACAATAATCCAGGGTTAGCGACATTTGTTAATCCGGTGGGGCATTTGCCTAAACCAGTGAATACTGATGGCAACGATAACCACATGTTCGCTAATTCATATCGCTGGTTCGGTTGCGATGCAGGCAAGGTTATGGATTTAGTGCAAAGGGGATGCGGCAGGCCGGTATTCCGCATGCGTGAGGCTATTTTTAGCGAAGATACGGTTAACATAGCTTTTTCGGTTCCCGTCCCTCCAGTTAAATTTACTCCCGGATATGTAGGAAATGTGGCAACAAGTTTTGCTGATAAAGGTTTTACTATAAAAGATGCGCAGGGGGTTTTGCATGGTTCAGATTTGACCGTGACATTAGCTTCTGACGTTGTAGTTAAAATTGTCGCATCAAGAAAACTGGTTGCTCCGGTAAATATTTGGCTTGGAGATAAAACCTATCATTCTGGCGTTCACAATATCGCTGATAGTGACGACTCATTATCAACATATAAATGGGAGCTGGTAACCGGCTCGCCAGCAGCAGAATCAATTTCTGAACTAAATGGTAAACCGTACGCACTGCAAAACTGGTGCGGCGCTGACATTATTACAGCTACTGAAGAGGCCTAAAAATGGGTGCAGTAATTATTGGAAAAAATGTAAATGCTCAGTCTTTTTCAATGGGCATTAATGTTCCTGTTATGGATGGCCTTCAGGGCGTGTGGTTTGGTGGCTCTAAAGGATTATGGGTAAACCAGGTGGCTGGCGGAGTCCAGCCCACCATTGTAGGAACACCAAATCACGTAACGGAATATAGTTCCCAGTTGTCATTAACCAATTATATCGACACTAATATTGCTGAGATGGCAAATCCAACAATGATTGTTGTTGCCAAAATATATGCCCCTCAAACTGTTCGCCTGCCGTTGTTTACCAACTTTAACAACGTTATTACCGAAAGCGGCAACTCGGTTACGGCGCAAGGCTGCGGGCTCGTATTTGAGGCCGTCGGCACGCAGCAGATGGTTGGCGCATCCTATACCGGCGTTGCCGGAACCGCATCGAACGCTAACTCTGCGGTATTGACTGCAGAATCTGGACTTCCAACTTCTCTTGCGGCGGCAGATAACACCTGGTGGAGGGCTATTTTGGGGAAAATTGACGGGACGGGTGTTTCAGGAACCACCGGCAACCGTTATGTAAAAAACCTCACCAAGAGCACGCAGGCTTCACAGGCACTGGTATCGGGTAACGTTCGTGACCTGCGCAACACTGCCACTCTCCGTATTGGTACGCGTGGACCATCTGGGACTACGGTAGCAACAACGGAGATCATGCTGGCAATGCTTTGGAACAGAGCGCTGACGAATGCTGAAGAGGCATCCATGTATGCCTACATTAAGGAATATGCGTCACGCCCGGGCCGAGGCATAACTGTTTAACGCATGACGGTTGTTAGCCTGCTTGATCTGCTTCTTGTTTAAAACTACTGTATATAAAAACAGTATTTATCGGAGGGCAGATCATGCTTCGACAGTCAGACATCGCCGCGGCTTTCCGCGAGTCCATTTTGCGCAGTTCCAAGGGGTTCCAGTACCTTCACACCCGCGACTTCGTTACCGCGCTTCGCCGGCGCGGCATCCATTTTTCCGAGGTGGAGGCTAACGCCTGGATCGCTCGCGAGCAGTCTTACTTCATCGATAAAACGGCAGAGCATAGTGAAAACCGCCTGTGGATGATGGCCAACATGGGGAGGGTTCTGTAATGGGCTTTCCATCACCCGCGACGGACTACACGGAACAGCGATTAACGGTTAACTCGATCTGCAATGTCGGTCCAAATACGCTCGTCTTCGAGCAATCTGGTGGTTACGTTGTGCTGGATATCTCCCTGAAGCCAAAGCAGGGTAGTCAGGTTCTGATCCAGCACGGCGGCGGCACGGAACTTGCCACGCTGAGAGGAAAGGCACTGATTACCGAAGATGGCGAAGCGATCGAGGGCGAGGCCCTGGACGATGTTACTGTCATCGGGGTCGTGACATTTACTATCTGCGATGTTCGCCAGGACAATGCGGTTGTTTAGTTGCTGTCAGCTCGTGGCTGCTGTGTCGTAGATGTGGCGTGACAGGAATGCGCGATAAAGACAGGGATGTACCCAAACGACACGAAACGACACAAAACCGGATGCGAACGCGGAAAACATGTGTGATTACAGTGTGTTATTTAACGCTCTACTTTCTTCTAAGCCGTAGGTCACAGGTTCGAATCCTGTAGGGCGTGCCATTCAATATCAGCTTCTAATCCTCTTGCTGCTTTTTCGTACCGGACACCATTTTCCCTATCCTGTAACCTGGCTGTGCTATTGCGGTTGAAAAACATATTTCAAATACGTTTTAATACATTCGTTATTTTTCCTCTGCCGTCTATTTTTCTGCGCAAAAGTCATTATCCTAAAAACGATCCTCATTCATTATTTCATGTTCACATACCGTAAGTTTCATGCTTAAATCCGCGCAACATATAATGGAATATGTTTTTGCACTGCACGTTAAGTAATAACGAGAACACGGATGAAATCTCTGTATTTGGCTCTGGGACTAATGACGCTGAGTCTGACCACCCACGCCGCTTTTTTATCGCCAGCCGATCGCGACAGCATTGAGCAACAGCAGCAACAATTACTGCGTCAGAACCAGCAGCAACGTGAATCGCTGGAGCGCGCCACGCCCAGCCTTCACGCGGCGATGCCTGCGCAGGCTGAAGCCTCTGATGGTCCCTGTTTTTCTATCCATCGCATCGCGTTAGATGGCGCGACGCTTATTGATCCGCGTCAGCAGCAAAAAATAGTCCAGCCCTGGCTTGGGCAGTGCATGGATATTGCGCGTATTACTAAACTCGTAAATATTATTTCCGACTGGTATATCAGTCGGGGATATATTACCAGCCGCGTTTTTCTGACCGAGCAGGATTTACGTTCCGGGGTATTACATCTGACTATTCTTGAAGGAAAGCTCGAAAAAATCACCATGGAAGGGGCGGCTAAACGTGAGTTAACAATGGCGTTTCCAGGGCTGGAAGGCCATATTCTTAACCTGCGTGATATCGAACAGGGGATGGAGCAGATTAACCGCACGCGCGCGACGCCTGTGCAAATTGAAATCCAGCCGGGCGAAAAACCTGGCGGCTCCATCGTTAACCTGACGGCGACAGCGGAGCGCCCACTTTTGTTGTCGATGAGCGTCGACAACAGCGGCCAGAAGAGTACAGGTAACTCTGTTGTTGCTGGCTGGATAAACGTTGCAAGCATAGGGAATGGCTTATGGGGAACAGTGGGCTGGAATGCAGCCGGTGGCGCGCTAACCAATCAGATCAACGGTGACAATCCTTTAACAGGAGCAATTACTAATGGTCTGGGTTCTGCTGGCGGTTACTGGGGAGGCAAACTAATCTCTTCAGGCACAAATGCGGCTGGTAAATGGCTAACCGGCGGCTGGGATCCTAAGTTTAATCCTGACCTGCTGGAATATACCGAAATTAAAGGTCAACTGGGGATCCCTAAGGAGATGTTGCCTGGTAAGCTTCCAGGCAATATGGGTAATATTGGAGCTTCAGTAATATCAGAGGGAGGCGGTAAAGGAGCTGAACAGGTAATAAAAAAAATAGGAGATAAAAATGAAAAATGATCTCCGAGTTAGATGTGTTCAGTCTCTATTTCTCTTAGCTGCTACGATTTTATTCATGATCGCATTATCTGTATGCGGAAAGATTTTTTTTTCGTTGTTACTGTGGCTGCTTGGCGATGGTTTTAATACAACTTGGCAAGATGTTTTGCACGGAGCAAAATTAGGACTTTATGGTGGAAGCATTGGAGGCATTGGACTCGCATTATTCCGCCTTTTTAAAGTAAAGGGATTTTAATCTATGTCGAAAAGATCCCAGCCTTTGTGGTTGGGATTGTTGTTGAGACTAACTCGCTGAGTCTGCCAAAAGGGATGACGGAAACCGGACAGGCAGCCACATCCTGGGTGAAGTATGCGCAGGACAACAATCTTTCGCCGGAGCAGGTACAGGCCGGGTTAAAGGATATCGTACGCGGCGACTTGCCGGAAAGCGCGGATATTATCAAAACCATCCTGAGTAATAACCCGGGCTCGGATACGGTAATGGCGTTGCTGACAGCGGAAGAGGCGAAGGATTACGCGCTGGCTCTGCTGACGTCAATCCCGGCAGAAAAAGCGTTATCGTTAGTGGGTAAAGCAGCCGGTATTATTGATAACACAATACTGATTAGAGCAGCGGAGAAGATCTCGACGGCTAAGCCGGGTAAACAATTTACAGCGCCGAGGGATTTGAATGAGCAAACGTTCTGGAAACAGGTTGAATCAAATCCTTCACAAGGCAATAAGTTGCGGGATATGAATAATGATCCCAGATTTCCTGCTTCTGCTGGATTTCAGAAAATGGAGGCGACGCATTATCTGCCTGGTGATAACCAGCCTGCGGTGCAATGACCACTACGACAACACGCAGAACAGCCTCAGTGGTGGCCTGGGCTACACCTTCGGCGCCGGGTCGTGGTCAGGGGAGCCTAATTGTCAGCCGCGACAAAATGACCAGTGATAACCAGAAGCAGGACGTAGCTGGCCTAAGCCGTGATGCGGAACACACCAGCGGCAGTTTAAGCCCAGTCTCCGACAAGGAGAAAGCGTAGCGGCGCCTGATATAAATCCAGGTGATCGGTGATTTTGCCGCTATCCCATTCTTTCAACATCTACAAACTGAGCGCTGATATACCTTACGTATTTGAAGGTATCGGATACTTCAGCTCGATCTGCGGCGCATCGCTTAGCCGCCGGCCAGATTTTGCCATCAGGTATCCGGCGATTTCTTCAGGCGTCAAATCGACATGAAGCATGTCTTTATCCTGAAACCATTCATCTGGCCAGTAGATAAGGTCGGATGGATTGGCATCAAAGTTTTTCTCCAGCACTCCCAGCGCGTAGCTTTGTTCAGATTCCTTACCTTCGGCCTGACACACAAACTGGATGATCTGAATCAGCTCATCCCAGGTTAAATCCGCCACATATTTTTCTTGATTAAATGCCATCCGGGTGAAGTCTTTTGCACTGGTCCATGAAGAGAAGTCCCGGAAATCAGAGAATGCATATGGGTTAATGACCTGACTATTCCAGCTATCTATCAACATTTTCAATCCGGCATCTTCTTCCTTGGCCCCATTATCAATTTGCGACAGTATCTCTTCGGCCATGTCCGCTAGCTGTTGCAGTTTCTGGCGGTTTACTTTGGCTGGTTGCAGACGATCGGGTAATGGCATCGGGTTAGTCCTTGTAAAATTGAGCGTATTAGTGACAAGCTATGAGCCCATCCTGGTCAAACATTTATCCAAAGTCTATATACAATCAATCCCTCTTCTGACAACGATCGGCTCACGGTATAAGCATCAGCGACAGGTCCCGGACGTTCGTTACCCGCCGTCCGGAAAAGGTCTGCTTTTCAAGATGAAAAGATCATATCTGTTAGCCGACTTTCCCTGTGCAGAAGGCCGTTTATGGCCTGTTTCAGCGCACATCCAGTTGCGCCTTTCCCCGCCGAATAACCGCAATCTGATAACAAAAAGTTTAATTTTTTTCCCCGCCGCGCTGACTATAGTTAGGGCACTTTCACTTGCCCAATAAGGTCACGATTATGAAATTAGTTATCGCCTCCGTAATTTCCCTGCTCAGCTTCAGTGCGCTGGCGGCGCCAGAGGGGACGCTCAGCGTACACATTCTTAATCAGCAAACCGGGCTCCCTTCACCGGGGGTGCAGATTGAGCTGGATAAACAGCAGGGGGAGAGCTGGCAGCATATCGCCACCGGTAAAACGGATGCCGATGGGCGGATTAAATCGCTCTATCCGCAGGCGGAGAATATGGAGCCGGGGGTTTATAAAGTGACGTTTAAAACCGGTAACTATTTTAAAAGCCAAAACATGAATACGTTCTTCCCGGTGGTCCCGGTTATTTTCAATGTCACAAAGCAAAATCAAAAACTGCATATCCCGCTGCTGCTCAGTCAGTACGGATACTCTACCTACCGCGGCAGCTGATGACGCAAGCCGCTATCCAGCCAACGCCTGCGCGTCTCCCGCAGGCGTCACGTTTTCCTCGCACCACGATGTCCACGCCTAACGCTCGGTCTCTTTCTCTTTAAAGTGTTTAACAGCTTCGTCGTACATCGCCAGCAGGCCGGAAATTTCGCCTTCATATTGCGGCACGCGCTGGGCGCGAACGAGCTCAATCAGCAGCGCATAGGCTGCTTCTTCCGGGGCCGCATGTGGATTGATCAGTCCAGACAT